AGACTTTCAGGAATATGAATATGAAAACGCCAGAAGCCTACTATGCCCAGGCACGCGAGATGTTTTTTACCGCGCATCCCGACTTTCAGTCTGCACTGGATGAATTAACCGAGAGCGATGCCCGTGCTGCTAACCTGTCACTGCGACAGTTGCGCGAATGGCATGCCGAACGCATCTATGCGGCCTTTTTGCGTCAGAAGAATCTGGATGGGATGATTTTCTCTATTCAGCTCGCTGAGCCGGATAAAGCGGTGGCGGCTGAAGCGATCGAGACCTATCTCAAATCTCATGCTGAATCGCTGGGAATGAGCTGGGAAGAGTTTTGCATCAAAAACGAACTGTAATCAGCGCCACGTTGAAGTTGTATATAACAAACACCTCCAACCAGTTCAGGCACTGCAGATAAGGTTGTACAAGCCGGGGGAAAGTGTATAACTTTGGCGTGCGACTAAGGTCGTGGATGTCCTTTAACGAATAGTGCTGATGCACTGCCTCTGCAGGTGTTGTCTCAATTCCACCTCCAGAGGCGAATTTTTTATCCGCCCCTATCCCTCACCTTCCGTCGCTTTACCTTTTACTTCAACATAACTTGCCACTGCCAGCAGACGATTAATATGCGTGAGCAGCAGATCAACATCAGACTGCAGAAACTCGGTCGAAGATTGCGAAGCAGTAACAATGGCATCCTGCACCGTTTCTGAAATAGTCAGCGAGTTGTCCTGTTTCGCCTGCACCAGCAGCGCTGCAACCAGCAGGGACTGCGCTTCTAACTGCGCCGTCAATTCTTTCGCATCGACGTCCATCTTTGCCAGTTTTAGCAGAATATCAATTACCAGTTGTCGCATCGCGGACCTCCTGAAAAGTAAGCCGCCATTATGTCGCTATGCGTATCAATTTTGCTAGTCGAAGATCGCGGTTAACGCGACATAAAATTTTATGCGAAATCAGGCGCGCCACCTTGCCACTGTTTTTATTTACAGTATTATATGTCAGCGATTTTGCCCTGAATGGATTGCCATCATGTTTGTTGAGTTGATTTATGACAAGCGCAACGTTGCCGGTTTACCGGGCGCTCGCGAGATGATTCGTGAGGAGCTGGAAAAGCGGGTGCATCGGGTGTTTCCTGACATTGAAGTCAAGGTCAAGCCGATGGAACGTAACGCGATAGATACGGATCTGAGTAAGAACGATAAAGCGACAGTTGCGCGGATTGTTGAAGAGATGTTTGACGAAGCGGAGATGTGGCTGGTGGCCGATTAATCCCTTAACGGCCACCACAATCAGTTAGCGGGAGATACTTAGCTCTCCTGCTCGCTGTGATTAATTTCGATCTCGATGTCCTGAATAGCGGCATCAAGATCTTCCAGCATCTTACCCTGCTTGTTAAGCAATGCATCAATTCTGTCAGCGTTAGTCTTGTCTTTGTATTCACCGGCATCAAACGCTAACCAATGGCTGGAAAGAGTTTCGGTGTTGGTCTGAGCATAGTGACGCATCTCTTTTAGCTGAGAAGTCACGTCACGCAGATAGTCATTTTTGGTCTTGGTTTCTGTTGAATCGCTCATGCTAAATTTCCTTCTGGTCATTTATCCAAAGTGAGTCGGCTTAGCGGTTCATCAACCGGCCAATCAGCGGGCCTGCATTCAGGTACAAAATGTTGCCCGGAGATTTAAAACTAGTCGATAATAGCGAAGCCGCACTAAGAATAATCGGAAGTTACGGTTTCTGGTCAGGTTTTGCCGCCGTCTGCCTGCCTTCGATGACTGCCTCTTTAACTTTATTCAGCGTTTTATCGGCTGTACTATCCGGTATCACATCAAGCTTATGCTGAAGTGTGGTGACTTTTTCTGTCAGCACATCAACCCTTTCATCACGCCGAGCCGCTATTGCCCGGTAATCCGCACGAATCTCCTCAACCCGTTTGTTTGCGGTGTTACTGACGTAGAGAAAAATAATCGTCATCAGGATGCAAATCATCGAACAGCTCAGCAGAATGCAGCCGAGGATAACTTTACGTTGATACGACATCGGAGCCTTAATGCTATTAGTCGTTGCCATTGCTGCGATCCTCCAGAGTTGATATGAGCCGATCGACTTCATTACGGAATTTATCGTTTTGATCGGTTTCGGTCATGGCCAGTAAAATCCCTACCGCATTCTTGATTAACCGAAGATCGGTTTCCAGTGTCGAGATCCGACGCAGATTCTTGTCGTGCCGTTCGCGTAATTCATCGTTCTCCTCCCGTATCAGCACGTTGCTCTCTTTCAGCAACACCACCTGCTCTTTGTAGCTGGTTATAATTTCACCGCCCGCTCTGTTACTGGTTACGATTGACGCAATACCCGCCAATAACGGTTTCCAGAACAGTGCAGCTGCGCCCCCACCCAGAACTAATGCACCCATACTGGTAATCAGACTACTTTCCATGCCACACCCCTTTGTCCGGTAAGGTCTCTGGAACATACCGCGTGCTGAAGAGCCACGTCCTCAGCCCGAAATTTAAGTTTACTTAAATACCAGGCTTAAGTATACTTAAGTCAATATCAACTAAAAAGTCAAGCTGATGAAAAACGAAACGCTGGGTGACCGCATCCGACTCCGACGTAAATCACTGCAATTAACGCAGAAGCAATTGGCACAACAGGTAAAAGTGTCCCATGTGGCGATTTCACAATGGGAAAAAGTGGAAACGCTGCCGCGCGGTGAGAACCTGCTACGGCTCGCCGAAGCGCTGGGCTGCGCCCCGGCTTTTCTGATAGATGGAGATGGACCTGTTTTTAATGAAAGCGCTTATGGTGGCCTGCATCAGATCCCACTGCTGGCACAGCGCGATGTCGCACAATGGCTGAATGACGCCAGCTCTGTTCGGCATGAACTGCTGATGCACAACGACATGGCGCTTTCGCAACAGAGCTTTGCTTTCCGGGTAGAAGAACTGGCGATGATACCCGCGATTCTGAAGGATGATGTGGTGATCATTGATCCCAGCCTGTCACCTCAGCCGGGCGACTGCGTGCTGGCATTGCAGCAACAGGTCGCCCTGCTTCGCACCTGGCGTCAGCGCGGCAGTGAAGATGGGGTCATGCAATTTGAACTGGCACCGGTCAATATCAACTTCCCCGAACTGCATTCCAGACGGGATAGCCTGAAACTGCTGGGTACGCTGGTGGAACTACGCCGCTATCGCCAGCCATAAAAAAACCCGCAAACGCGGGTTAACTTTTCAGCGTAAAACGGTGATCTGAACGCTTAATTACAGGGTGTCGGTGAGTTGATCCACGATCACCTTGCCCTGCAGATCGGTCTGCATAATGCGGTAATTAACCGGCCATGAGCGGCGGGTGCTGAGTTTATCGAACAACGTCACACCGCCTTTTTTGACACCCTGACGATTAACAATAATCCATTCGGTCACGTCTTCCTGACCACGATTTTTCAGGCTCACCGAACGTTGTTCGATTAACTGATCTTCAACTTCAATCTTTAAATAGTCTCGTAACATAATTTCTATCTCCTGGTAACGCAGGTAACTATATGCCTTTTGTTAATCCTTTCAATCGAATTTATTTATCGATACTTTCATCGACAATGTGACCTGCCGCAAGAGAGACGACAGGTTTATCCATTTCAGCCTCATCGATTCCCCGTTAGCATGATTCTGCTGTACACACCCAAACATCGAAAAATGACGTGTTCAGTATGAGAGAAACTCCGATTAGCCCGCCTCTGGCGGGCTTTTTTTGTTTTCAATCTGATGCGAATGCGGGATTTCAGGTCTGGTCTAGACTTAAGGGACTGGGACAAAAGGAGTGAAATATGTTTAAGCACAATACGAATGAAGAACGTAAGAAAGAAGGTGATGTCAGCAAAAGTCTGCCCGAAGTCGCGCCAAATGCCGGTAACGCTTATGAGGAAGATGATCATCCCGCCACGGATGCCCCGAAAGATCATGGTGAAGTGCCGCGCAAAAACGATGACAGCCAGGATGATAAGAAAGATCCTTACAAAGCAAGCTGATGTGCGAGAGGCGCGCCCGCCGGGCGCGCTGGTCAGTGTTATGATTTAATGAGTTCTGTCAGCTCATGCTGATGTTCAACCAGCCAGTCGGGAAAATGTTCAGAAGTGACCGGCACTATCTCCATTCTTCGCGGACGATTCCAGATATCAATATTGTTGTCAACGCAGCGCCGGATATGATCCGGATTGTTGAATTCTGGACAGTTATGTTCGGTATGGGAGATTGACGCCATTTTTTCACTGATGCGCTTATCGCTCATCACCCAGGAAAAATGCCATCCACCCTCTTTAATCACCTTTGTCCGGAGATGGAGCCACTTACGGCGCCACCAGCTTTCGCGTATCGGGGTCCCCCGGCGCTTAACGTTGCGCAGCAATTCTGGTTGTCCCATGAAAAAGGTACGCAGGGTTTTAAAGGTCACCATTTTTGCCAGCGTTGCACAGCGCGGTGTACCGTCGTTGTTTAATACCCGGACATTGAATTTAAAATTAAAATATTGCTGATGCAGCGTCGTGCAAAGATGACGATGGCTGAAGGCTTTAATCGCCTCGGGTCGGGGAATTTCATCGACGTCTGACACAATAATAATATCATCATCCTGCGCGCCGACCAGTCCTTGCATAATCTGATTGCGTGCAGTGGATTCATTTTTCCAGGGATCTGTCTCGCCCGCTTTAACCAGAGAGCTATTCGATTTAAAAGCGTGTTGATAAAACACAGGCGCAATATCGTTGACGACATAAATGATTTTATCGCGGAAACGATCGAACTTCTCAATATCAAAATTAAGGCTGCATCGCCGTTTACCGGTGAAGGTATAGCGCGATTCCACAATCACAAACCGGTCAACTACGTGCTCAAGCGTGTTCAGACGCATCTCGAGCAGGATATCTTCGTCGTAGTATAAGAAACAGTCATAAATCATAATAATCAGAGGCACTTAAGTAGAAAAATTTTCATCAGGAGACCGCCGTATATAAAGCGGAACAGCGATTAGACCGCCGGTTTGAAAGGCGGTTTAAGGTAAGCCTGATGGATGTATAATTTACTGCGTTAAACTTTCCGTGTTTATAGTAAGCTGGCTAACAATATAGCAGTGCAATAAAACAATATTGAAGCTTAGGCTTATTCGTTGCTTTATTTATCAGGCCGGATGTTACATTCCCTCAGCAACGCTAGCAATATTAAGCGCCATTTTTTTGATTGAAAAAGAGCGGAGCAGCTGATTTCCGGATATTATGGGTCGACAAAATAACCATGATGGTTTAGCTAATGAAAAAAATAATGATTGCCCTGAGCCTGACTCTGCTGGGTGGATGCGTGGATATGGGACGGGTTGGGTTGCACCCGGAAACGAAAACCGCTTATTTCAACGGACATCCTTATCAGGTTGAATCCTGCCTTACCGTTGCGGCACAGGATAGGAGACTCTATCTGGAGCAGGATGATCCGATGCCAAATGGCGGGAAGCGGTTTAATCTGGTGCAGGATAATGAAACTGTGGCTTGGGTTGAGATGGCCAAATTCAGTCATCATCAGACCAGCGCGACGTTTTACTATGACCCGAAGGCATCGGATATCAGTGCGTCTGTTTCAGCAATGATCTCGGCGTGCAAAAACTCACGATAGGTGCATCGTAAGAACGGCGTGGTAAGCCGCTCTTGATATTGAAATCAGTTGTCATGTCAGCCGTAACACAAGCGCTCCCCTGACAACCTCATCACTCTTCTCACCGGAAATTTTAATCAGGCCAACTTCGGAATGCTGACACGCGCAGAAGAGTGCATTACCTATTTAGCCGGTTCGCAATCATAATCACCCCGTATCCGGATCTGACTCTGGCTGGTGCGGACGATTTCTGCTCTCAACAATCCTTTACCCTCCCGTGTCGTCTGCTCCATTTCCACCATCCCCGGCGCTTTACTGTTTTTAACCAACAGTTTGACCGTGGCGTTGTCGTAATCACCCTTCTCTTTCGCAAACGTCACCTTCTGCGTTTTTGCCCGCTCCCCATTCACGGAGAACCAGCCGCTTTTGTCTGCCTTAAGGTAGAACGGCCCGCATTGCGTCGCGGCAAAGGCTGGAGCTGTTATGCTAATGAACGATGCGATAAGGATGAGTTTTCTAAGCATTGGGGTGACGTCCTGCTGGTGGGTGATGAGCCGACTGCGCCGAAGAGTGAGTTCCCTGCTGCACGACTCGTAATAAAAAGCAGTATAGTCAATGACGCCTGCATCATAAGCAGTACAGGGTCAGAGACTCAATTAAGGAATCGGCTTTTATGCCGCCATTACACACCCTAATCCGCGACTACGCTGATGTACTTAGATCAGCGTGACTTGCTCACTAAACCTGCATATTCATAATTTCACTTTAAATATCATAGCCTTTAAGGTGATGTAGGTTGAAGCGTGGTTTTACAGAGACATACCGCAAGTCACAAACTGCCGTGGTGGTGGTTTTGAGGTGATTTGCGGTATTTTTTTGTGCTACATATGTGCTACGGCTAAATGATCGGCCTGCTTGGCTCATGTACGGACACTACCTCGGACGTCACCTTCCCCAGCACGATAATCCCTTCCATGCCCTCTCCGTCGATCGTCTCGCCGTCTGAGGTTATAATCCCTGTTTTGAACAATCTACCTAGTTGCGGAAACTCGCCGAGCTGGAACGCGACCTTGTCGCCTGGTACTGGCGTCAGTGACTTGTCTGCCAGCACGAAACCATCTGGCGTCTCAATCAGGATCATGTTGTTCCGGTGAGGCATCAGGATGTCGTTCAGGTCGAGGCGGCGCTCAACATAGTCCATTGCCGGTGATGGAAATCCCATAGCTACCTCACGTATCCCATGTTGCGGAGAGCCCAGGTCTTATTCTGGCTTTCCTCAGTAACCAGCTCGAAGAAGTAGTTTTGGTAACGCCGGATCCACAGATTGCATTCCTGCAGCGTCCATACGTGATTAACTTCCTCCAACTGCTTCTGGAACCCTGCGGTAGTCAGTATCCTGCGGTCTCTGCTGTCCCGCGTAATTGCTCTGACAAATGCCAAGTGTATGTCACTCTCTCTCGCCATAATAAATCCCCCCTTGATTAGCACTGTATGGATAAACAGTAATATCGATCGGTGAAACTGATCAAGTCCGCGGAGAGGGAGATTTGTAAAGGTGTTGGCGTGGAAGGGAATTTTTGAGATAAAAAACAAACTGTTTACATTTGAGCCCATTATCCTAGTAATCAAAATGATATGATTAATTAGAATTCATATTGATAAGGTCAACAATGTCTCGCAACTACGGATTAGATCTGGCACGCATCTTTGCTGCATTCATGGTCATGGCCGGACACTTGATTTTTGGTGGGTCAATGGCCAATGGCAGACCTTACAGTGACTGGTCAGGCATACATGAGGAATTGCCCCTGTTCAGCCACAACAAAATGTGGATGTTAGATAGCTACTTGCTTCAGAACCATGGTACGGCCTTGGCGATACTTGGCGTTTCTTTATTTTTCCTAATTAGCGGATGGTTGATGCCTGCTATGATGAAAAAATATTCTCGTCCATCTTTTATTTTGAATCGCGTTTTTCGCATTTTCCCGATGCTTATAGTTGCCGTAATTTTAGCTGCTGCCATTCAATATTTTTGGGGTGACAGGACTACTCTTAGTGGCACTGACGTTTTAGCTACCGCCACACTTTCAGCTAATTTTTTGGGTAAACCTTTATCACTTGGTGTTGCATGGACTCTGATTATTGAATTTGAATTTTACATACTTCTATTTTTTCTCGGAAAGCTAACTCAACTAAAAATCCTTTCATTATGTACGCTCTTATTTGCGCTATCTTATATTAATGAGGCTTTTAGAATAAGCTCACTATCAATAAGTAGCGATACATATTACATAATCTTTATGTTCATCGGATCCAGCGTGCGCCTTGCTTACGATGATTACAAAAATACAGGTAGAAAATTCAACCTTCTGCCTCCACTCCTATGTTCAATGATATATTTCGTTAACCGCTTTGTTTTTGTCAACATACTAATGTTACATCCTGCGCAAGATATAAACTTCACGTCATTTTTAATAACTATCTTCATGTTTTTAATTTTTAGTTTAGCGGGAAATTACATATCTAAAGTAAAGTATATAAGAGCGATAGTTGAGCAGTCATCCGAGTTGACCTACTCAATTTACCTTTTACACTTACCGCTTGGGATATTTCTAATTTCAAGATTAAGGCATGCGTTTTCAAGCGACTACTTGACTCTTACGATCACCGTCATGCTCATCACAACCTTTTCTTTCCTTACCTATAAAAAAATTGAACTGCCTTGTATGTATGCCTTCAAGAAAATAAATCTATCGAGCAATCAAATATCGAAAAAAAAACCATAAAATCAGATACTTAAAAGCTGTTTAATGAAGCTTGTATATCTCTCATCATTAGCGCTCACGACACCTTGATTGGGATAAACCTTCTCGTCCTGAGCGCACGAAAAAACAGCTGCTACGGCTGTTTTTTTATCATCAGTGAATTGCACAAAAATTTGAAACATAATTACCTCAGAAGGAATATTGTGAGACGAACAAGCTCAAAGATAAAGTTCCAGCACCTACGGACACTGTATAATATAGGGTCTGCGCTACTGATATAGGAATGCTGTAATTACCTTGTATCGTAGTTATACCAGACCCCGCACCAACGTTTTGTTGACCTATGTTATTCGCAAGGGAAGAAGCGATAGTAAAGCCAATAGTCGTAGCTGAGGTTGATCCTATAATAGACACCCCGGATATGGATTTGGCATTCGGCGGAACAACCCCTGCAATTGAAAGCGATACAAAAGTTGGCTGCTGCGTAGATGTTGAAAGCGCAAGTGTAGATTTTATACCTACAAGTCGGCCAGATTGAACCCCTTCTACTAATTTCCCGTTAGAGTTAATTGGCCATACGCTGATTAATGCCGAAGCTGTGTAACCACTCGGCATATTATTCCCACCATAGACCTCGCCGATAACGGCGGCAGCATTAACTGCCAGCAATGCCGATGCGCCCGTTACGGGGTTGTAGATCGCATAAATCCCCACAAACCCATTCGCCGGAACAGTACCTGTGTCCATGCCGCCCGCGCCGGTTGTTGCGAGGTTAATGGTCTTGCTGAATGAGCCAACACGGTACAGACTTCCGCCTAAGGCTGTCTCTACGACGACCTCATCAGCCGTGATGGTTGCTGTCGCAGACGCTGTTGTCACATTCATTACGAGATTACGAGTTGTGCCAACCACCCCATTGAGTAATGACGGTAACTGACCGAGATTAACTGCGTGATTAGATTGCAATGCCTGCGCTACGGGGGTAGCTCCACCACTGTTTCCGCACAATACCCAGGCGGTAAGCGTGCTGTTCCACTCAACCTCAATCAGACCGTTGGCAATTATCTCCCCACCCTGCAGAGCCTGGTTAGCATGTGAATATACCGGGTATGCAGACCCGCCATTAACCGCCAGTGTTGACGCGCCTGAGTTAGCTGTTTTCGCTTTGAAGGTGACGCGCATGCCGTCCGCCAGAGTTGGCAGCGCGGGAACAAATGATGCCATGTAGGCATTGGCTGCGCCGGTGTCAGCAGCATAAGTCATCGTGCCCTGCTGAACGGCTGCGAAAATACCGGCCGCAGGCAGGAAAGGGGCGTTGGGTGCCACCGCAATATTTGACGCGGTGATAGTTGTGGCGCCCTGTGCGACAGAGATGACCCATGCGGCTGTGTAGCCAGTATCAGCTGCTGGAGTGGTCTGCGTGCCGGTAGTTGCTGCAACGCCTGCCTTTAATGCAACAGTACAAACACCTGAACGTACCGTATTCTGCGCAGTACCGGCGTTATTTGGTCCGCTGTATGCTACGGATGGGTTGGCGGCATTGTAGTAAGGCAGTACGGTCGCGCCTGAGTCCGTATCGCTGTATGCAATCTGGATCAGGTAGTTAATGCTCTGCCCCGCAGTGGTAGGCGCTGTCAGCGTGAAGGCGGTTGAACCGAGAATGACGCCCTGCTTCAGGATAGTGTTGGTCGTATCAGCTGCCAGTGAAGAATAGGCGGTACCGTCAACATTCTGCAGGCTGTAAATCTGCCCCTTGGCCACGTTAACCACCATCGAGGCAGGCGATGATGGCGTACAGGCGAAACCGTGAAGGTAGGTGTTTGAGCCCATTAAAGCTGCGGCAAGTTTTGCCAGCCCCATCATGGCGTATTTGTTGGTATTGAGCAGGTCAGTTTCGAGCGGAATAGCGCCCGGATAAACGATTTGACGATCCATTTTTGGTTCCCAATTAAAAAGCCCCCCATTTCAGGTGGCCTTGGTGAGGATGGTGAATTGATGTGTGTTTACTGCAATCGAACCCAGACGATAGTGCCTTCCATTTTCACTGCCGCTATGGCTTCGTAGACCTGTGCATCAGTAATACTTCCGGTGATCATGCTTTGCGATGCGTATTCACCACGCGAGGCCACGCTGTAGCCAGATGGAGTTAATGAATAACCTGCAATATAGGGAATGCCTGAACCTGACGGGCGATAAGCGGTGACGAATGCCTGATAAGGCAGCATCAGAGAGCCGTAGCCTCCCGCAACGCCATAGCCAATCATTGGGCCGCCGTAAGACCCGGTATCCAGCGGCCTCTGTGGCTCGAAGATATAAGGCGTTTTCCCCGTCATATCTTCCAGAATATCGATGATTGCCTGTCGGGTGCCGCGCTCCCGAAACAGGCTTATCTTCATCTGATTTCGAAATAAATCGTCTGACTGACCTACTGATCGCTGAAGGTTAGAGCCAAAGAAATCATACGCTGCAATATCCAGCCAGCCGTCCGTGGCAGTACTGATTCTCGTCTGGAGCTTCGCGTACAGATATAGTGAATAGCACCACGCCAGCGCGCTGGCGCAGGCATTGAGAGCGCCGGTAAGGATAGGATTGTTGTCGCCAAACCAGGTGGGTGGTAAGAGCCCTTTGAGGCGCGTGTAAATGTCGTTCTTATCACCTGTCGCCATTTAGCTCACCGAAATTGTGCCAGCGCGGATCACTTGCTTACCAATTGCGGCAATATCCGCTGTCGCGCCGTTGAGGGTTACAGAAGAGACGTTAGTCACAAGGGAACTGGCGCCATATGCGATGTTAGATAACTTCGAGTACGGCAATAGCTGACCTAACGACAGGCTGGCTATGTATTCCTGAATCGCCGCCTGAACCATGGCAACAATCGTCGCGTGATTGCCTGATGAATCCGAGGTGATGACCATCACGACATTCGCTGTTACGACCGTTGGCGGGAACACACCGAAAGTGATTGTGAATCCCCTGACCGCTTCAATGGCCGAATACGCCTGGCTGATAAACGTGCTGGATGGAGTGCCGCTACCGTCATCAACTACCGCATAAAAATAACCGGGTTGAGCGGTGCCGTTATAGGCGTAATTTTCGGTCAGCGTATAGGTGACGCCGCTTTGCATGCTGCTCAGTGCGTAACCAATCGCCGCCTTTGTCGCTTTTGAAAGTGAAGCAATCCACAGCACGAAGCGAGCGCGAAAGGCATCGTCTGCTTCCGCATCTTTTCCGTTAACGAACGTGGCGCTATTGGTAACAGTGTCGACGTACTGGATTGATCCTGAGATGACGGTGATGGTGCCAGCCTGAGCATTGCCCGCTGCCCCGGCTATATCGGCTTGCACAGGAACGGACAGTGAAATCACGCCGGCTGCAATCACGTATCCTGACTGTGTGGAGTCGTAAGCTGTGTTGGTCGTGTCTGCAATGACCGAATAAGCCTGAGTGCCATCTGTAGTGGTCACGCCGGACCCGACAGGAATCAGCGCCTGATTCGTTGCCGTAAACCGGCTGAACGTCGCCTGACCTGTTGCCTGCACCGCTGACAGGCGCGTGAAGCTAAAATCAGCCATCCACGAATCCAGATCGTCGCCCGAGCAAGTCGCCGCACGGGTTACCACCAGAAGATTCACTATAAGCTGCTGAATCCACATCGCAACGCCAGCATTCGATTCGGCCAGCGCACGCAGAATGCTGCCGATAGCCAGATCGACGAGACCTGCAGCTTTAGCCTGCATTGCAGTGACCTGATCGCTGACCAGTGTGGCGAAAGTTTTAGTATTGAGTGATGCCACGTATTACCTCGTTACGTCAAAGCTGAGTGTTTCCGGTGTGCCGGAGGTGGCGTCGGTATACTTCACTGACACGCTGACCCCGCCCTCGATGAGTGCCAGGCTGACAGATGGCGCAGGGCTTGATGCGACCGCTTCCTCAAGCAGCATCTGGCCGCTGATAAGCGCCTTCCATTCGTTGAGATTGACGTTTTGCCCAACCTTTTGTCCCAGCCCCGCGCCATAATCCGGATGGAAAACATATTCACCGGGGTTGGTCATCAGGCGGCGCAGTATTCGCTGCTTTCCTCTTTCCGTGCCGGTGACAGGCCGCAGGTCGCCCGCAGGCGAGGTGCTGAGATCACCGCCCGTATAGTGGTAAATGTCGTACATGAGTCACCGCTATGAGAGTTGTTGGTTTGGCTTGCTGGTAGTGCCGCCGCCGTCGCCATTTTCCGGATGGGTGTGGCCGTTATAGGTGACGCGAACATTCTGCACGGTGCCGTAGAGACCGTTTTTGTCGCTGATGTCTTTCACAACGATGAGGTTGTTGTCCATCGTCACATCCCCCCCCGTAAAGTGGTGTGCTGGCGCGTCATAGGTCATCTTTACCTTGGCACTCAGAAGTACCTCACCGGTGTTCAGGAACTTCAGAAGCGATCCGCTTTTGTGGACGAGCCAGAACTCACCCGAAGGCGGCCCCGGACAGCGGTCTTCATCGTTGTAAAACTGCCCCGCCGCCATCCCGGCGCCCATCAAGCCGGAATCAAACTCCACTTCGATTTCGGCACCTATCATAGGCCCCGCCGCCAGCCCCCATCCATTGCCGACCCACGGAGAGCCAAGTGGTATCCACCCTGTTTCCTCGCCCGTTGGCTGCAGCTGTACCTTGACTGCGTAACTTGCCGGGTCGTAGGCGGTGATAATCCCCTGTCGAGTTCCGCTGTCACCTGCCGATGTCTGCTGTGCTGCGCCCGCCATTGCGTTCAGTAATGCTCTCATTGCGTCACCTCCAGCGCCGGGCTGTGATTTTTCCCGGTTACGCTCATCGTGTAACCATTTTCCCAGCTCAGAGAGCGACGCACACTGTCACACCAGTAAAGCTGGTCAAATGGGCTTTGCGTGCCTTCAATTCTCACCAGCGTCTGCGGCGTCAGGAGGTTATCACCGGCAGTTGAGCCGCTGAACTTCATCTCATGCTGAACCACATTGCGATAAATTGTCTGTGCCAGCGCGTAAGCCGACTCAGGTGACAGGCCATTCCGGATGATGCGGTATACCTGTGTTTTCGCCGTGGCATTACCGGGCGTTGCTCCTTTAGCACTCTTCGGGTAGGAAGCGACAAATTGCTTATTCTTCCGTTTTGCATTCCAGCTGAGCACCTCAACAGTCACGCCTTTGGAAATGGTGAGCGCGCGTGAAAATGACAGGTCGTCAGATGTATTACACTGCGGGAACGCCAGCAGGCCGGGAGGCTGCCAGCGAATGACGTAATTATCAGCCTTCGCTTGGTCTTTAATCGGCTCAAAATAGAGCTTGTCGTCGTCCACATATACCGAGAAGTTCTCGATTCCCGCCAGCGTAGTGATTAAATCCCACTCAGTCTGCTCGCCGGTCAGGTGGGCACTGTCAATCTGGTAAAACTCACCAAATCGTTGCGTGGTGGCGGTGACAACCGGTGCCAGGCTGTGGCGCTGCGCCAGCATCGTGGCAATCTGCGAACTCGTGTAGTTCTTAAAGCTTTCGCCGGCTGACTTGGCATCGATCAGCAGCGCAGTGAAGTCACGGCCATCAGCTGAAATCTCGAAGCGCGCCGGGTCGTAATGCCAGTTGTCGATATTACCGGCGATGAGTTTCTTCTCGTCGGTGCCTGACTGCGTGATGATCGACGCGTACAACTCAACCCTAATTGTCGTCTGAACCGCCCACCAGTTAAGCATCTGCATGCTGGCTGGTAATGCGGAAACTGCCAGGGTCAGGTCAAAAGTAGACGCTCCCCGGAATGAGTTGCTTTCCACGCTAAATGCGACAAACGGGACTTCAGTGCCGTTCAAACGACAACGCCCGCTGATATGGCGGGCGCTGGTTTCGACTATGGGGTTATTTACGTCCATGGCTAACTCGTCGGGTTGGCAGGTAAAGTCAGTGTATTGATGCCGCTCAGTTGTGGGTCTGTCAGCTCGTTAGCAGACGCGATGCTGCTCCACAGGGAAGCGTCGCCATACTGGTCTGAGGCCACCTGGTAAAGATTACCTCCGGATTGTGTCACCGTCCGTACACCATCTGCTGTCTGTCCCGAACTCACATTTTTATTCAGGCGGCCCAGCACATTCTGAAGACTGTAAAGCGCCGGAATACGCGTGCTCTGATCCGCCTGGCTAAGCAGATTACTTACCGTAGTTGAAATCGGGTTGCCGGGAACCAGCCCACCCAGAGTGGTTATCTGACTGGCCGCCGATTCGAGTTGGCTAATCTGCTGCTGAACAATAGTCTGTGCAGCGATGATTGGCCTGACTACAGCCTGAACCTGATCAACGGTGGCATGCGCGAAATCGGTAACCTCTTTTACGGCGCTTTGTACCGTGGTAACTGCGCTGGTCACCGTCGAGACATCAATGATGTCAGATAGGCCCAGAGCTTGCCCGATATCACTGTCCAGTAGCCCCTGCAGTGCACCAGTCAGCGCATCCACTTTAAGTGGTGATGCGTTGTTGGCGAAAATAGCCACTTCAATGGTGTATGGCCTGCGATAAATGAACTCGTACACCGGTGTAAAGGTGGTGATGACAACCGAATAGCTGTAATCATCCAGCGTCAGGGTTAATTTCTCGCCAGCGTCGCGCATCCTCTCAAGGGCTTTAACGCGTTCGCCTGACTGAGAGCCGGTGATGACTCCTGACCACGTCAGCGGGTCATATTCCACACCCAGAACGTCAATGACGCGCTTTCCACCGACCATCTGATGGAGAACCGTCTTTTGCCGACCCGGCAGCGCAAGGCGCTCAGGGACTTCGAAATCAAGAAACTCGAAGTCACCAAGTACTAGGCGGGTGACGGTTGGATCTAACCCCTGCGCGAAGTTATTCAGGGCGCTTGTGAACGACATGGATACTCCGTTATTGAGTTGAGGCTTTACTTACCTGACCCGGATAGACCATCAGCATTGATGAGTCATAGGCGCTGGTAGATGCGGGGGCTTTAGTGGCCTGCTTGCTCATGCCACTGACCACCGTTGCCACCAACACCTGTCGGCCCTGATGCGTCATCATCAGATTTACTGGTTGATTAGTATTGTTGCCACTGACTGGAGGGATGGCAGGATACTTACCTGTTTTACGGTAGGACTGCTCGCTGGCACGTTGCTTATCGAAATCCGCCTGGGTTGGTGACCACGGCTTGTAAGTAACACCACTGTCCTCAGAGTTCTGACGCCCTAACCTCATGATCTCAGCGTTTTCCTGAGTCTGAGAAGCGGTGCTTGTTGGGTATAGCGCAGCAGCGATCACAGCCGTAATAAGCGCTGGCAGCCCACCAAGCGCAGTAGATAGTCCGGTAAGTCCGGTTGTTGCAGTGCGCCCTATCAGCAGGTCGATACCCCAGCTCGCAAGTTTAAGCGGAGATATCAATGCGCCGGCTGCATGTTTGACGATCCAGAAACCACCACTAACCGCAGCAAGGCCAGTGACTGCCAGTGCGGCCTGTGCAACAAACTTCGCCAGCTCGGGATGCTTATGCGCAATTTCAGTCATCCGCTGCATTGTAGCGGTAAGTCCGTCCAGTCCTTTGGTGAAGGTATCCAGCAACCCCCCATCTTTACCCATCACCAGCTGCAGGTTTTCCCACTTCTTCTGGAAGTCCACAACCTTACCGTTATAAGTACCGCCCACTGCGCCGTAGGCATCATTCAGACCGCGCGCCATTCCATATGACTCAACAGAATGATGAATGGTTGCCAGCTGCTTATCTATGAGGTTGAACATCTTGCCACCGGTACGGCCAAAAATAAGAGCGTTCTCGCGCTGTATTTGGTCTTCGGTGTAATTGTTCTTGCGGTAGATCGGGAGAATCATTTTCTCGTAGTAATCCACCGGGGACTGACTGAACATCTGCGAGTTGATCAAAGGATTACCAAGGAATCGCTTAACGCCACCCATTTTATTAAGCTCAATCTTGCTGGCGTCCCATACGCCCATCTTCATTAAATCGTGAGTGACCTGATTTGGCAGCTTAATGATGCCGTTTAGCCGGTTGTAGGACGTCATGAGAGCATCACCTGCCGAGCTACCTTTCAGCTCGCCGATGATAGGTTCAAGCTCCGCAAATAAAGCCTTGTTACTCAGATTAAAAGCTGATGTGCCTGCTTTAGCCATAAACTGACGATATTGGGTAAAGTCGACGTTACCGCCTGATGACTGGATCGATTTAAAACCTGCATCCATTAAGTCATTGAACAGCTGCGGGCTTTTAAGGCCGCCTGCGGTCTCCACAAAACGCAGCATGTCCATTTGCTTGGCTGTCGTCATCTCCTTAGCGTGCTCATCAAGTCCCTGAGAAGCAAAGTTGATGCGAGCCAGAACCGGAGCCGCCATTTTTGCAGCTCTCAGCTGCTCATTGAGCGTTGCTGCGCCAGATTCACGAAATACACCCTGCGCTTCAGTGAAATACTTCAGCATGTCAGTGGTGGATGTGCCGAGAATTTTGGTGGTCTGTGCGAAATTCTCCGCATCCTTTCGAGCCGCCTCGCCCATCCCATACTGATTAAATTTCTCAGTCATAGTCTGATATTTGGCGGCCTCATCAACGAATCCATCTAGCAACTTAAAGCCTAAATAGCCTGTCGCCAGATTAGTCATGCCATCCGAGTGTGAGTTTCTGCCGGGTCCGTTCCCACTACCATAACGTCCGCCGCCGCCATCTCCAGAGCCACCGCCACCCCATCCGCCTGGTGGAACTCCATTTTTCCAGCCATTCCAGTCAGTCCCACCACCTGATGGCGAAGGCAAAGCAAGCATTCCGCCAGCGTTGCCGTACCCGCCACCGCCACCGCCTCTCACCGCAGCTACGCCCGCGGCCATCGCAGGCAGCGCTAATGCCGCACTATAGCCGCCTGCCAGCACTGGGAGGTTTTTGGTCGCGTTACTGGCGCGCACCGCGTGGTCAGCAGCAGACCGCATTGCGCTGGCGTATTCGCTGGCACTGCGAGACGCACCTGAGAACTGATTGCTCAGAGCGCTATTGAGAGATCGAATGGCTGAACTGGCTTCCTTAGCTGCGCTGGTGACAGCTTTAATGCTCTTCGACATCTCGACAAACTTCTTATTCAGCTCGATAGCATCACGGCTAACCTGCATCATGTTGCGGGTAATCTGGTCATCGAGCGTGAGGCGCACGGCTACGCGGTAAGCCTGAACATCCATGGGATCCTCGTTTTACGGGCATAAAAAACCCGCCGGAGCGGGTCGGGTTTTAAGAAAATAACATCAAGATTCGGAGCGACAGGGAATCTATAAGAGCCTCATACCATTCCTTCACTGTTGGATCGAATTGCAAAAACCATAGACTGAAGTAAACCCCTCCAACACCAGCGAGCATATGCAAGCTAAGATTGAACCAGTATGCGTGAGGCCGGTCGGCCTTTTTGATAAGCTCGCATCGGGTCGTACCTTTGAAAGTCTTGGTGTAGACACCAGATCGGTAGTAACTGATTGCTTGCTTAACCATTACAAGCCCCGAAAGAAAAATTGCAATTACAGTGAACCAATAGCCGTAATCCATGCCAAAAAAATTCCTTTTATAACTAAGTCGTTAATTGAAGCAGCGAGCTATCTGCGTTTAATTATCAGACGCATTTTTCGGCTCTGCATTTCCGCTTTATCTGCCAGAACCAGACACTTTACACCATTATTTCCAGCTCATCATTTGAGCGTTCACAAATTCCAGTCATTGCGAAAAGACCTGTTTTTTTATCAGGATTCCTATTCCAAAACTTAAGCGTATATTGCCAATGGGGTCTTCCCATATGGCAAGGTTTAAAAATCATAAATGAAAAAAACAATCGTAGCTCTAATCACTCTGGCTCTCCTGGCACCATCTGTCAGCTTTGCACGCGGTGGTCATTACGCTGGTGGGCATGGCTCTTCTCACAAGTATGGTACGTATAAGAACGCTCGTACAGGCAATCATTATGAGAAGCGACACTGATTAATATTATGGAATCCGTACTCAAAGCCCATTCCGCTGGGCTTTTTTAATTATGCTGACAGAGTGAATATGCAAAAGAAAATTTAAAGTTTTCAGCCAGTGTGCCGATAATCAATAACATGCCTGAGTGACTCTTGTGAATGATGATCATGTCAGTTGATACAATTTACCGGCACTTTAAAAAAGCCTGGGCTGAAACACCACATGGAACACTTAGTGATGCTCAACTCCGTTTAATAGCTGAGAACTGCCGCCAGGACGAAATTGCCGCAATTCACATTGTTATCAAACACTGTAATGCCAGCCTTGCCGTGTGTCCTGACTGGGATGTTGAAATGTAATACCTGCTTCATAAAAACATTCACACTCTTAAGCGGGTGCTTGCTCAGATCGATTTGCTGCGCAACCTATGATCAGTGTTCATTCCAAATGAATGATTAGGACAACAGTCGATTTCAAAGGCATATAACTAAAGGAGAATTTTCAATGGAAAAGCCCAATCCCCTCGCAGCACTGTCCTTAATTATCTGGTTTTTGATGTTTATCCCATGCTTTCGCATGGCTCAGAAAGCTGGGTTTGGCTGGAAGATGGCGTTACTGCTCTCCTGTCCGGGCATACATTTCGTCATGCTCTACGTCTTCGCTTACAAGAAATGGCCGAACGCGCCTTATCGATAAGGACTGACCATAAGTAATTGGTACTGATATAAAAGTGTTGAAGAAATATAAATCCTTTGTGATTTTATTTTCTAAGGCTCATATAACAGTCTTAAGGTGCCTGACCAAAACAAGGAGTTAAAATGAGAATTCTTGGAGTAAGGGCTGCTCCCAAAGCAGCATCCTTCATAGTGTATTGTACAGATGAAAAACGTTTGAAATGTGCAGATGTCGTAGTTATTCCAGCCACATTAGCCACACCTGAAAAACTAAAATACGTACGCAATAATATTTTAGATTTATTAAGGACTTATGACGTTCAATTAGCAGCCATTAGAGTAGCAGAGTCAAATTCTAAAAACCTGTCGATTGACAGACTTTATATCGAAGCAGTGATACAAGAAGCGTTCTCAAGTAGCGAGATTCTAGATTATTTAGTGATAAGGAAGACAGGCATCAAGGCTTCGTTAAAACTAACCGAAAAACAATACAAAGACTTTATTGGTTCAAAAATGGTCTTTGATAATATAAACAATACTGATTTTTCTCAAGAGACCAATGAGGCAGTATTGGCTGCTTTATCTGTGGAGGCGAGACTATGCTAAACCCCTACAAAAAAGCCGACGTATCATTCGACTGGCTAAAAGATTTGGATGAACAAGGTTGTTTTTCAAGAGTTTATTTGGCTCATGATAATCACTTAGATCATGATCTTATTATTAAAGAAATTCAAAAAGATCCAACCAGCCAACCTGAAGAGTACTTCAGGGAGGCGAGGACCGTTTATAAAAACGCTCATCCTAACATAGTGCAAATACAATACGCGGCGCAATGCCAAGATAATGTCTATATAGCAATGCCCTACTATGAAAAGGGAAGCCTTAATGGATTAATGATAAATAGAAATTTATCGCCTCGAGAAATCATCAGATACTCTTTGCATTTCTTAAGTGCATTAAATCACATCCATTCCAAGGGGTTGATGCATTTCGATATAAAACCCAACAATATTCTAATTTCTGACAGAAATGAAGCATTACTTTCCGACTTTGGATTAGCTCAGTTGCTTGATATGGCAGGAAGAGCAACACCGGACAATGGCTATTTTTTTCATGCTCCTCCTGAATTTTATACTGTCGGGGCTAACTACAACCTTACCTTCGATATTTATCAAGCGGGAATTACAATTCACAGAATGTGCGTCGGACATTTTAGTTTTGAGCAAGAACGTAGCAAATACGCTACCACTCAGCAATTGATTCAAGATGTTTTGTCTGGCGATTTTCCATGCAAAGTATACTCACCTCATATACCAAAAAAACTGGCAAATATTATAAAGAACTGTTTAAAAGTCGATCCTAATCATAGGTATCAGGCTGTTCAGGATATCCTGAATGATCTCAGCGCGATCAGTGATGGAGCACTGGATTGGTTTGAAATCAATGGATTAATAACACCCAATATACAAGAATGGAACAAAAGAGTTGACGGTGCTACTTTTAAAGTGCTGTATAACACAATCACTAAAGATGTTACTGGTCAAAGAGTGTATGATGACGGCCGTATTCGGAAAGAGTCTAAACTGACCTCTTCAAGTTGCAGTAATCAGAAACTCTATGGAATCCTCAAGGATAACTAATCATGAAAAAAAACGAGGGAGTGGTGTTGCTGCCTCGTAGAAGGGATGCTGCGCTAGCAACCCCATACACTAAAAATGAAGCTAAAAAGCTTAGAAATGAAGATGTTAACGAAAGACTGAATAAAATATTTTCTACTCCTCTCAGCAACAAACGCTTTATTGGTTAACCCGGTACATGCCGGGTTAACCAGCGTTGAACTCATCTTTACCGCTTCTCATACGGTTCTAAATTAAGTTAGGCATTTTTAGTTTGTTTCAAAACCACGCGATATCATCGCCTCAATCGCCTCCATCAGTGGGTCAATCTTCCTAACGTAAGCAGGGCCAATGAAAGGCCGCGGCGGTATGCGATCAGTGCCGACCTCCTGCCATAGCCCGATATCGCTTTTTGTCCCCACAATAGCCGCCAAGCCCATTACTTCACTTTGGATAGAGTCTCTGAGCCTGCCTGAACGCAGCAGCGGCTCGTCTTCGCTGTAACCCTGGCGTACTCGGTCGGCCTTGGTCACTTCTGCCAGTGGTGCCCATGCGTCAAAGGGCCCGTAAGCGGGCTGGTACACACCAATTTCTTCCTTCGCTGCTTCCTCAATCTCTTTCACGATGACGCGAAAGCCCGACTCCAGTCCGATGGAGATACTGGCTGATGCAGATGACATCTCTCGTGCAAACTGTTCAAGGTCCATCAGCTAGCCTCCTCCCATTTACCTGTATTCCAGTTGTAACGACCGCCCTCAAACTCCCGCATAACTACACCCATGGCAATGCGCTCATGTGGCAATAATTCGCTGAGGCCAGAGAAGATTACGCTAAAAGGAACCCCGGATTTCATCAGCCAGCACTGATTAACGAATTCGGGGTTCTGCGCTAGTTTTTTGCTGCGGCTTCCGTTACCTCGTCATCTTCTTTAGACTTTTCGCGGAGCCAGGCTGATGCAGCTTTGAGACCATGCTTACCGAGAATGGCCAGCATGGTTTCTACCTGCTTGGCGTTCTGCGGTACCGGGTAATCATCACCATCGATTTCCGCTACTGCGGCTACCGGGAACGCATACAGATTCATATACATCACGTTCATTGCCATTTCCGGGCCGACCGCCACGGTAAGACGCGACTCCTGCACGGGATCCAGCTCGCGCATGGTGATAAGACGACCTTTGGCATCTTTAACCTGATTGGATTTTACGTCTGCCACCGCCGCTGCCGGCTGGTCATTTTCGTGCACTGTTACCTTTGCCATTATTTATCCTTAGTTCACTTTTTTACGGCGGTTAGCGGTGAATGACAGCGTCTGGCTGACGGTCTTCTCACCCTGTTTGTTACCAGCATCGGTCAGATGGAAGGACACGCCTTCATAGCGATAAACGCTGATGGTTCCGTTCGATTCTGTGATGCTTTCGGTGATGGTGCCGCGCTGCTGGTCGATACCGTTAAAGTAGTTCTCTTCCCACTGCGCCCAGAAGTCATCCAGCGTGCCATCCATGCGCTCAGCAGTGATGGTGCCATTCCAGCCGGTCGGGATTTGCAGCTCATCACTTACGCCATTCAGCGGGGTGATTTTCTGGTTGGAAACCTGCGGCTTTGCGTCGAAGGTCATAATTTTCGGGATGCGCAGCTTCCCGGTTGGCGTAGTGATATCAACAGCGACATCGCGGCCTACTGTGTAGCCAAGTTGCGGCATGGTGTTTCTCCAAAAGAAAGCCCCGCATTAAGCGAGGCCTGAATGGTTAGCTGGATGGGTTGTTGGATACCGCGATAGTGACGCTGCCACCGCCTTCCAGATTCACAAGGAAGTAGCGCACCACGTTCAGATACTTGACCTGCACATCCGCCACCATGTAGCCAAGAGCAACCTGTGAATCAGAGTTGTTCGACGAATCCAGTTTCACGGAGAACGCCGGGCCACCATTCGGGTCGCCAATCATGCCTTGGTCTTCGAGATTAGAAAGAAACGCCTCAATGATGCTCTTTGTCTCGCGACGAAGCTCGATAGTCTGGTTCTGCCCCACCACATCACCAAAGCTTGCCGCAATAGTCAGCGACAGGAAGTTGGTCATGCGGGTGTAGGTGTCGTCGTTCTGGCTCTGGACAGAGCTGCAGTTACGGCCTGAGCGCATGCCAAAGTAATTACCACCCGGGCAAGGATTTGTGATCACGTCCAATCTTGCTGAGTTAATCGCGCCAATCTCAGATGTTGAGTAAGGCTGATTCGCCAGTTGCCGCTGAGTGGCAATGATATTGCTGATGCGCTTATTAAGAGTGGAGATATGCGGTGAACGGGCGGCAATATTAGCTGCTTCGAACGTGGCAGGTGCAATCACGCGGTTAACACCGTTGACGGTGTCTTTCCAGTACCCCCAATCACCCACGATTGCTTTGAAATGCCAGTCATCCACACCAGCATTATTCAGCAGCGTGCTCAGCGCTGAGTAAGTAGTACCGGATGCGCCCTGGCTGATGGCAAATGAACCTTCGGCAGAGGCGAACGTTGCCATGGTCGGCCACGCGCTGCTGTCTATCAGATCGACAAGGTTCATCACCTGCGAGCTGGTACCGCGCAGCGCATACATCCCCTTGCGGGTGGTGCTGGTGCCGTCAGTGCCGAGCAGGGTTGAGTCAGTGATGGTTGTCACGCCATCTGTGCCGCCCGCCATGGTGTAGCTTTTAGTGACGTCAGGCAGTGCGGTACTGGCACCCACGTTTGCCACGGCCAGCTGACTGGCTCCGCGAACACTGGTCTGTCCGTTGTTCACCGCACTGACGATGTTCTGCCAGAGGGTAAGGCCAGTGCCGGTGATGTTATCGAAAATCTCTGCGCTCTGGCCAGGCAGGTTGATCGTCAGTTTGTGCGTGTTAACCGCCGTACCGGCAGTGATTGCTGCCTGTAAGGTGTTACCGCGCGTACCGGTATAGATTGCTGTAAGCGTAAGGCCTGTGGCTGGCGTGCTGGCAACATCTTTGAGCGCAACGCTTGCGGCGACATCTGTACCGTCAGTAACGCGCACGCAGTGCAGATTTGAAGCGCCAAGCTGCAGCGAGATAGCCACAGCCGTAGCCAGATCGTACTTGCGAACCTGAGGTGAACCCAGATAAAGAGCCTGGTCGGTGTCGGAGCCGATCAGGAACGCGCTGTTTACAGGCCCCCAACTGCCAATACCGACGAGACCGAGGCCATCAGTTGCCACGCCATTGATGTAGCGGGTCTTCGGCGCAATCACCTGTACGTACAAATCAGGTGCAGAGAGCGCAGAGGTGTTCAGACTGCCTGCTTGATAAACCGGCATGTTCTTCTCCAATAAAAAAACCCGCCATCGTGGGCGGGTCTGGTTGGGACTAAGGTGAATTACGCGGCGCGTTTAATCACGTAGACAGCCTGATCGCCACCAAGGATTTCTTTGATGGTGGTGACATCGGTAATTTCTTCGCCAATCTGATAATCGGCAAAGGCGATGCGAACGACGAGAATATATCCCAGCGTTTCAGCTTTTGCGGCAGCGGTAGTTGCCGCCGTGGTAGTTGCCGCCGCTGCGGTAGTTGTAGTCTGCGCGCTGTCGTTATCAGCCATGGTTTACTCCAGAAGGGTTTTAATCGGGTTGCCTGAGGCGTCAGTGACGTGCATAACGGGAGCGACAATCTGCGGCGCGGCAATAGTTTGGGTGGTGGCATAGTTGACTGTATAAACCAGATCTCGCCGGTAAATCAGGTAGTTTTCACTGGCGTCAGTATCAAACTGCCGCGCGTAAAACAGCATCGATGGCGCACCGTCACCCAGCGAGATACTGCTGTTCTCAGACAGCTTAGCGTCAACAGCAGATGCAATAAGCACCCGCATGGCCGGTGTGGGTGCCCAGATGGTTATCTGGAAATCCTTTGCCTGCCTGCGAAGCTCACGCATCGCTGTACCAACGCCGCCAGTCCGGGCGACAACGGAGCTACCACTTCCCAGCGTGATGACTGCTCCGCTGCTGGTAGCACCCGGTATCTGATTAGCCATAGCCGTGGCAACAGTCGCCAGCGTGTCGCTGCTCTGCACGGGGTAGTGATACCCAGCACCATCAATCAGGAAATACACGTTTGTTGGCACTGAAACAGAGCCGGAAAGTGTGATGTTCAGACCGTTGACGATGGCGATCATCGGCGGGTCGCCCTTTTCGATAACCCTGTACGGTCTGCCCAGCTCACTGCCAATCTTCCTTTCAGACGGCAGCGCCCAGATGGATATGTGCGCACCACCAGCGTTGATATCTTCCTGAAGCACGTTAGGTACCGGCCAGCCAGGGTAAATTTTGATGACTGGGCCGGAAATACTCGGTGATGATGTGCCGTTCGGATACACCGTTGAGGCGATCATCCCGGCAATCGTGCTGCTTACATCAGATGAATCAGCCATATCACACCAGTGCCTGCATTGCGGTTATGCGCCAGCCCATATCAGTGAGTTCAGCGCTGGAAATGACGTAACGGCGTCCAATGTCGTCGGTGATGATGTCACTGGTACGCAAAACGATGTCACCGAAAGCCGGAAATTGGATTGTGTACCATGGCGTTTTGGCATCAGCGGGCAGATTGACGGAGCTTCTCTCCCCTTTCGTGCCCTGCAGGATACTGGCAGGCCAGCCAGACATGATCGCCACTTCATTCGCTGCCGTTGTACCACCGTAGCCCTGCACACCGCCGCCACCAGGTGCCTGTGACGTTCTCAGCACTTTGATAGTGCGATTGGTCTGCACACAGTATATCGGCAGCGTGGTCTGCATAGCGGCCACGAAGAAAATGCCATCTTCCGGCGATACCAGAAAATCACCTGGGACAAACTCGCGCCCGTCGAACACGCCTAGCCATGTAGCCTGACCGTATTTGTTGGGGGCGCTATAGGTGAAGTTCGTGGTGAAAGAGGCGGGCAGGGTCTGCAGTGAAGCGGTTTCGAGAGGATTGAATGCGCTGGCTGCCCGGTACTGCTGAGCGCTAAACCCGATACGCTTTGCTGCCTTACCGTAGCCGATGTAAACCTTCTCTCTCAGCTTTGCAGCATCCATTTCAGCACCTGACTATCTGCGTGGTCCCGTTACCAAGCGCTGGCCCGGGCGCGATACCAATGAAGCTGCACAACTCGCGACGCCACTGATTGAACAGCCGCGTACGGTCGCGCACCTCATTCGTATTGCGCTTCCATACTGCGGCCTGATCCGTATCGAGGTTATCACCTGCGCCGGCAATGGCCGATTCGAGCGTCTTTAACGTGGTGATATAGTTCACCACCACGGCCTCTTCCTCAGCGCTTAGCGTATTGAGTCTGTGGTAAAGCGTCTGCCAGGCACCTGATGAAACCCAGCCGTAAGCCATATCGCTGGTATTCGTTGCAGGAATATCACCCTGCATCGGATAGCCCATGAAGCGGCGCACATCAACAAGTTGACTGGCAGTCAGCATCACTCAGCCTCTTCTTTTTTCACCGTCCAGCCGCCTGAGTAGTAGTTGTGTACTTCTTCAGGATGAACCTGCGCGGTATGGGGCGCAGGGTGAACATCAGGGTTACGTACCATCGTTACAAACGCAACGGATGCGGAAGCCTGCAACTCAGCACCATTTCCGGCACCCTGCACGCCTGCAACCTCGCTACCTTCGGTGACCAACTCTGGCGTATTGTCTTCGGTTCCGTCAGCCTTCTTAGCCATTTTCATTCTCCGGTAATAGCCGCCAGTTACCTGGCGGATTGAGGATTAGCCCAGCAGGATCGCCGTATGCTCAGGCTTGATGTTTGCACAGCCCCATGCAGCAGCGATCTCGTAATGCACGCGCTTGTACTGGCGGTACATTGACACTTCAAACGCCATGCCGGTACGTGGGTCGGTAATGGTGATGCGGTCATCGGCCATATCACCTTCCTGCGGCAGCGCCGGGGCACGGGTTGCCAGCAGGATGGCCGAACGACTGAACGCGAAGTTAGCCGTAAAGCTGGCTTCCAGCGTAGCGGGAGCGCCTGAGGCAACGTTCTCACGCAGGCCCGGCGCACCGATGGTCAGAGAGCCACCAGCCAGAACGCCAGTAACCACGTACTTGTAGTTGCCGATGGTGATGATGTCGCCAGCCACGATAGTGCCAGTGCCGGTCTGTACCGGGATAACGGTAGTGCCTACAGTCAGAGCGCCGTTGGTCACATAGCTCGCGCCGGTGCCCGGAGCATGCGTAACCACGCCAGCGGACTCTCGCACTTTGAAGCCATGAAGTTCCAGCAGCGTGCCCTGAGCGCGCAGCTCGTCGGTGCCTGCTTCGTTCGCTTTGGTAAGCTGAGCCAGCGTGCGCAGATTCGCGCCAGCGGTGGTGTCAATTACGGCCTGCAGCTCACTCAGTGGCGCGCCGTTGTCAGAGAGGATTTTACGAACCTGTGCAGTGTCGCTCAGGTCTTTCGCAAAAGGAGTCACACCGGCAGTGCCCGCCGCACGAGATGAAATAAGCGCGAGCTTACCGAGATCTGATTCCATCTCATTCACCAGCGTACGCATTGCCTGCGCAATCTGGTTGCGGCGGATATTGGCGTAGCCAGGTCCGTTATTAACACCCTTCTGCTCTTCACCAGTCCACTGGAAGGGCACCATGCGTGATTTCTGAATGGTGAATGGCGTGTTGCCGATATTCTGATCGCCGGTATTTGGCGGCAGTTGACCTGGCACGACATCCTGCGCAGCAGCAGCAGGTGCAATCGGGATGCGGATCGCTTCGCCAACGGCGGCACGCTCTGCGGATGGGTCCAGCGTTACAGCAGGGATAAAGCCGGTCAGTTCGCGTGAGACGATATCGCGCGCTGCGAACAAGTCCGGGATGAGGCCGGTGAGGTTGTTAGCCATTCAAGGTTTCCTGTTAATCAGTAATAGTGACACCGGCACCGATCTGGCTGCTCTGGTCCTGAGGACTGAGCGACTCAAACTGCGCACGGCTGATAGTTTTGCCGCCCGTACCACCATTGCCTCCACTGGAGCCGCCGCCTGATGCGCCGGTTCCTTTGAGGATCTGGTCTTTATACGGGTAATGTTCGACGAGAATCCCCAGCGCTTCATCGAAACCAGCCGGTTCACCGGGGTTACTGGCGCTGAAAATCTTGTTACCTGATTTGTCGTAAGCGATGACGCTGTCACCTTCGAGCTTGAAGCTTGAACCGAAGCGTGATTCCACCATGTCGGCTGGGATGTTCAGCTTGTCGGCAATAAACTTCGAGCGGGCAAAACTGCCACCCACTTTCTCGGCAATCAGGCGGCCACTGAGGTCATCGCGCTCTTTCACAATGGGCGCATACTTCTCTTCGACTGCTTTGATCGCTTCTGCACGGACCTTGTCGACTTCACCGGCATCCACCAGCTTTTTGTCGTCGTAGTTTTTGATGGTTTCGAGAGCTTTGATTGCCGCTTTGGGGTCGGAGATGCCTTCAAACGCTTTCAAAGCGCCTTCAGCGGCCTCTTTTGCCTCGCGGTGCGTCTTTGCTTCACCATTCAGGCGAGAGATCGTCTGTACGGTTCCGGCAGCGTCGAAAGCAACCTCTTTACCATCGTCGTGCACGTAGACAGGCTTACCATCGGATACGACTACATGGCCGTTCTCGTCGAGTTTCAGTTTCATAGCGGGTTATCCAACCTTATCGGTGAGCCATCCGGCCCGTTGCGCCGTTCCGCATCCGCAGATTTCGGCAATAAAAAAGGCCCATGCGTGAGCATGAGCCTGTGTTCATTCGACCTGGGTATCAGCCGGTTAATGTCGTTTTAGTTTCGCCAGGGCGCGGCGACTGCTTCTCGATACGGGATTTCTCGTCCGCCCAATTCAGCTCAATGTCTATCAACCCACGACGCTGCATTTCGTTAAACAGCGTCTCGTTTGATAGTGCATTGGCGACATTCATATCCATCAGCAGAGCTGCTGAGGCTTCTGCAAGCGTAGCCGCCCCGAAGTCGCGGAAGATGGTGACCATGCCGCCGTCTTTTTCTTTAATCCACTCCGCAGCGTATTGCAGAGCCAGATTAGCCGCGTCGGTGAGGTCGCCAACAATGCGCTGTAATGCGCAGGTACCAGCCTCATTATCAGCAACCGTCTGAGCGACGGTCTGCCGCCCCGGCTTAACAACCAGTAATTCCGCGCCAATCTGGCGCATCAGGTCTTCGAGGTCGCGCAGGTCGGTTCGACCGGCTTCAATTGCTTTTCCGGTATGTTCGACGTACTTCAGGTCGGCAGCATCTTCATCGGAGACAATCGCGTTTGCAGCACCAACGGTTATCGGTGCATCACCAAGTTTTCGGCCAAAGAGGATAGGCACGCGCGCAACATGCAAAATAGTCTGCTGATCGCTTCGCGACTGCCAGTGTTCGATGTTGAGATAGGCGAGCTGCGCCAGCGGCGGTCGTGACTGCATGAAGCCGCGCTTATCGCCATAAACAGGGACAAACGTGATTTTCTTCAGGCTGGTCTCGCCCTCTTCGTGCAACTGCCATTCCATGACATTTGAGGCGTTGAGCTTCTGGCGGTAGGTGCGCCACCGTCCGGGATTCAGCACGCGAACCTGCTCAATTTCCTTCACGACAAACTCATTTTCCGGATCGCGCTCACTCACCGTCTCAACAAAGCGGAGCATGGTAAATGTTTCGCGACCGTCGATGCGTTTTGAGTCGAAGTCGAGCAGGCTGTTTGCCCCAATCTTTGCGAAGTACGGGCGCAGACCACGCCTTTTCTCTTCTGCTACCGACAGGTTGCCTTCGGTTGGCGGGTGCTCAACCAGAATGCCGCAGATACCGTTAGCCATTACCTCTTCACAGATATCAGCCAGGAAAGAATGCAGGTTGGTGCCCTGCTGGTCGATGTCAGGGAACATCTGCTGAATGCGATCGGGTACCCTCTTCTCATCCCACGAAACCGGACGAGAGAATGGCTTGCCGCTTAGCACCTCAACGGTGCGTGAGAAGGCCGGAAATAGCGTGGCAGTGGCGAGGCGATTCTTGTAAAAGCCCTCGTCCTCGTTGGGCCACTTTGGCAGATAAGTTTTACCGGCATCGCGCATTGCAGAAGTGCCGCCCAGCAGAGCGGCGATCATCGGCCAGCAACCGGCTATGGCCTCGATTTTAGCGGACCGCTTGCGAACGTCATTACTCATTTTGATTTCCGGTTAGGCAGTGAAAGGTCTTATGGTTACGCCTTTCGGCTGGAACAGTTCGGTGATTGCCCAGACCAGCGCATCAAGGCGGTCAGGTGATTTTTTTGCGGTAGCTGGCACATATTCCATAAGCTGATTTTCCAGCGTGTAGAGATTGCCGCGATGTGCCACCCGGCCCTGCTCATACAAAGCGGATATTGGCTCAGCACGGGCATATTTTCCTTTGCTGGCATGGACACGAATGATGCGACCGGTGAAGCCGGCATTACGCAGCATATCCTCGGCCATGTCCCCACCCTGATTGGTTTCGATCACTATCGCTTCGGCGCGGTGCTCGCTGTAAGCCCATATAGCTTTATTAGCCCAGCCGTTTGGTGAGAATTTACCGGAGTAGTCGCCGTCTACAGAAAACAGGCGATCATTGCCTTTTCCATACGAGCTGGCTGCCACAATACCCGTCTCATCGCTGTCCTTGTTGTTCACTGCCTGAGGGTCAATGGCAATAACGGTGCGGGTTGATTCAATGGCGATTTGCAATGCGTGAGCATTGGATATCATCACCTCGTTCCACAACGCACCCTCTGCATTGAAGCGTCGCGGCTTCTGCATGTACTGCGCTTCAGCCGTTCTGCGATGCGAGAACAGTGCGACACGATGCGATTCGTTATGCTTGAAGGGCCACAGCCAGCCATCAGACAGGCCGTGATCAATCGGTATAGCGTGAGTGTTCTCAGGATAAAGCGCGCTGTATGACTGGCTGTTATCGATGATTACCGGAAGATTCAGGTGATGCCACTTTTCACCGCTACCTCCGCGAAGCAGATAGCCGCTGAGGTCTTGATAGTGGATGCGCTGCATAATCACGATCATTGGCGTTGTTTCTATAGCCAGACGTGACTTTATCGTTTCGTTAAATCGGTTGTTAACGCCGTCGCGTACTGTCTCGCTATAAGCATCATCAGGCTTAACCGGGTCATCGATAATTAATGCGCCCTGCCAGCCCGGCTCCATATGACCGGCACGAAAGCCCGTAACCTGACCTGCCGCTGATGATGCATAAACGCCGCCGCCAAACTCGTTCCACCACATCGCCTTGCTGTCCGCATCGTCGCGCAGCTCCATCGGCCACATGCTCTGGTAGGCTTTCGACTTAATCATGCCGCGTGCGGTAGATGAGTTCAGCAGAGCCAGATTGTGTGAGTACGACAGATGCATGAAGCGGGCACGGTTATTCAGTGTCAGGCCACGCCCCATCATATTGATGGTCGCCAGTTCGGTTTTTGTATAACCCGGAGGGACGTTGATGATAAGCCGGGTTATCTCACCACTGATGACGCGATCCAAAGTCTGCTGTATAGCCTCATGGTGAGGTGCGACAACCATCTTGCCGCCAGTGCGCTGTTTAAAGAAGTAACGAGCGTAATACAGCCCATCCTCTTCACATTCTAACCGGCGCGCATAGTTCTTCTGCTCAGCAGTCGTCATCCTCCAGCATCTCCCGCCGCGCAGCTTTGTATTCGTCTTTTGTCAGTGCCGCCACTTCAATCGGGCCGCCGTTCTTGCCGGTGTGCTCGTGTGACGCCTGCTCTTTGAATGCCATGACACTGACGTGCTTACCGAGGAGCTCAAGGTTTTTGACCTTATCAGGCCATTTAATTTTCTTGAGGATGTTCTCCATCGTCGTTTCATCGAAGTTGGTGACGGTAGTGAGAATATCCAGCCCGCTCAGCGTTGTGCGCCAGACCTTCGGCCATTCGTGAACCATCTTCAGGCCGCCATCATCTTTCAGGATGTCGAGCACGTCCATTTCGTCGATCTCAACGAGGCGGCGCAGCACATAGTCTGCATTTACCTCTACCCTTTCGTTGCGCTCTAATTTAAGGTCAATGATGCGTTGCGCAATGTCTGGTTTTGTGAGGTTCTCACTACCAATCTTGCGGGCGGTGTTATCGCTGTACCCCGCCCGAATGGCCGCTTGCGTGGCGTTCAAATCGATGAGGTACTCGCGACAGAACATTTCTTGTTTGTCGGTGAGTGCCATAACTCTCTCATTAAAAGGTAGATAAATGACTTGGGAAACAGTATTTGACGGCGTAGTTATGGGCGATCACATCACCGTAGAATGGGATGTGGACGACGAGGATGAAGGTGAATTTCAAGTTAAGGTCAAAGCAACAAATAAATCACCCGCAAAACTGACCCCACCAATAATTGATGGTAATAGCGTGATAATCCCACCGCCGCCAGACGAACCCACTAAACGTTATACTTTCGAGTACGACAGTATTGATGATATGTATGAAAAAATTGCCAGTGAAACCGGAAGACCAAGTGAGTTTGTAGATGAATTAGAGAAGGCTATCCAAAGCGTCTAATCTCCGCTGCCATCACTATGAGTCGACCCATGGTGATGGCAATAAAAAGCCACCAGCGGATGCCAACGGATTAATGTGTGGTAATCAGGGTGGGATCCGAACCCACGCTCTTGCAGTATCGGCCACGCGCATCACTGCTCAATGTAGCTCATGTCACGCTTTGTCCCGTCAGAGCTTTCGCTCGGCCATCTTGCGCACCTGACTTACAGATCATAACCCAGCCCAGTGAGTGATCAAAGTGCAGTAAGCCGATTCGATGGCCTACCAATCTGGGGTCGCCATGTGTGCCTCTTAGAAAGGGAATCATACAGAATTTTTAGATTGATAATTACATATCGAATAAGCTCATTAGCCAGCGCTGGTTATGTGAGCAGTAACTAATTCTATTTATTTGATTAATTGCAATACTTTTAATACTCTAAATACAAATAAAAATATTAAATTGATGTTTAACACTAAGTTAATTCCGAATCATTGTTAAAAGGTAAAATCACCTCAATATTATGATTGTCATAAGATTGTGACGGAAATTTGAGAATTGCTTATGCCACTGACTAGCTCTGATGTTGCGAGACTGAAATCACTTCAAAAGGACATTGACATAATCGACAGGAGAATCGCTGACTACAACGAAAAGTCTGCACGTGAACAGACAAATATTGCCCGTAAGACTTCTGAAGCTCACAGGTCAACCTCACAAACCACCATTAGTCGACTTGCACGCGAAATTGATGCCTGCAATGTGAGAATTAATTCCAACAACCAGCAAATTAATGCTCAGTTATCCAGCAGGCTCAGAAAGGCACAGGAATACAACAGATTGCTTGCAAAACAATAAACAATCACCAAGCGCACTTGTGAGTGCGCTTTATGATAGTCATTGAATCAGCTGTGGCTGAGTGATTGCCATAATCTGCTCATGCTCCAGCGTCAGCACTAGTTTCTCTTTCTTACGCTCATTCATTAAACGGCTACCAATGGTGCCTTTGAGCTTTGAGCGTGTTTCTTTGATGGCATAACGATGCTGAAGCTCCTCACCCATTGCTTCCCGGCGATTGAGTTGCTCTGCCATCCAGTTAAAGGCATTGATGTAGCACTCTTTGATAGTCATGGCAGTCTTTCCTGTGAACCCCATGACAAGCATCATGCATCCATCCCTTGTAATGCTATACATGGGCTGCACATCCCCATTTTTATCAATGAAATCAGTGGGCGCAAAATTGCGCCGGGCGAAGTCATCAGAACATTGCATGTTCCTGATAGAACGAAGCACATCTTTGTGACGCTTGCCAAAGTACTCAGCCACTTTCAGGGAGGTGGTTATTACCTTATTGTCCACTGCCTGAACCATATTGCGGAAGTCAAAAGCTGGAATAACTGACGGATTATTCATTGCGATTACCTTTTAGAAAGATGAGCCTGTTCGCACAGAAAAGCCGCCCCGAGATGGTCGCAACCATATACGGCAGTTCTCAGGCTCAGCTTTCTGAAAGACTCGGGATTGATATGCGCTGCGACGCGCGGGGATTTACTGCAGGCACAAAAAAGCCCCGGAAGATTCCGAGGCTGATGCTGATGCTGATGTTTATAACGCAGAGTTTGTTACAGGTATTTCTTAGCCAGCGCTACCAGTTCGTCTTTGGCAGCATCACCCAGCTTTTCAACACCATCGACAACGAAATTCATGGCGGCTTCAAAATCCTGCACACCATCTTTCACTTCAGCTGAGGGAGCAACTGCAGTAGCAGGGATGGTGCTAACTGCCGGTGCCGGGGTGATCGCTGCGTCCTGACCAGATACTACATCGCTTAATGATTCGTTCACGGTGATATCCTTCTGATGCTTAGTGATGAGCCATAACCAGGCTCGTTTGATGAAATTCATTTTTTGGCTCCGCACAGTCTGTCGAACAGATCGTTATGCGCGTTTATGACCCTGACGGTTCTGACGTCCATGAGCTTATAAACGTCGCCATGTGTGATGCCGTGCTGGGATGCGATTTCACGGATGGACAACAAGCCAGCGCGGTAAGCCGACTCGATGGCCTCCCAATGTGGTAATGCCATAATTTAGTTCCGCTATAAAGTTTTTGAAGGATTAGCCGATTTAACGGTTAACAATCAAGGAGAAAGCATGGGTTATTTTATGTATTTTGAAACAACTTTAGTGGTTGTCCTGGCTATTATTGTTGCTCTTAGTGTTCGCTCTCATGGCCTACACGGTCGATTTTTCTACGTAGATAAGCGCCAAAAGGATGTGACGCTGCACTTGGCAATATTCGGAACTCCAAGGAAAAAATCCGATGCCCCCAAGGTGGTTACATCCCTTAAAAGTTGCCTTCAGCATCTAAAAATGAATGGGTATAAAAGCGCCACTATGGAATCTCATCTGATTGATGACAAAAGGATGACCTCTTTCTACCGACTTGCTCGGATGTATGGTTATTCAGTTAAGGATGTTAGCAAGTTCCCGACCCCAATCTGGCAGCGCTTCTTCATTCCATTTTCGATGATGTTTTTAAGATTCAAGATAACATCTACAAATCCTACTTCAATGAAACTGACCTTGGTATTAAACTGACAAACAGGCAATTGAAAGGGCCTGAAATTTCTAAATCGATGAGGTACTCGCGACAGAACATCTCTTGTTTGTCGGTGAGTGCCATTGCTTATACCTATGGAGAGGAAAATGAGGCTATATAATTTCTGCTTGAACTGTTATAAAGACGGCGCTCGTGCGAGAAACAATGGATTATTTTGCGAGCCTGAAAATATTATCATGATGTTAGATGCGATTTACAAATCCTACCTTTCTGGTCTGCCTAATACTGATAATGCACCTAAACTTATGAATCTCATTGCCATGGAAATGTCTGAGGATGGAACATTTGATCATAGGAATCTAGCAGACATGATCGCCTTGGTTTTCGACACTATGACTGAGTCGAATGTGAACCCTACGCTTTGGTTATCTGAATTAGATAAAAATAGCGAAGCAAATCATATTTTCATGGTGCTTATTCATGGGCCTGATGCACATATTATCCAAAATGCAAAGGGTGCTTTCTCTGGTGGAAATTATAGCGAGGTCAAATCCAAGCTAATAAGTGATCTTGAACAGCCTTTAAATCGCCATCTTTATTAAATACTTTTTCCAGGGCACATTTCCGATATGTGCCCTGTGAAGCAAGTCATTACACTAATTAAACTGACTATTCACAATTTATCCTATTCAATAAATTGGTTCCTTAACCCCTTTCGCACGTGCGGTAAGTCGGCGTTCGGCAATGCTGACCACCTGATCATGATCAAACTTCTCATGCAAATAAAGTACGTTTTCAAACTCATAGCCCACAGGCTCAAAGTAACAGTCAACACCTTGCATTTGTACTTGTTTACATAGCCAATCACCATGTGAAGTATTCCCAGCGAACCAAAAAATCCCATGAGTCAACAACGCATGTATAGCTTGCTGCACCATACTAGAATCCTTCCAAAAGTTTTCTACCTTACAAATTTTTAAACTACCTCATGTGGTTTCATTAGTGAAATTATAATTCACTTAAAAAAACTTGTGTCACATACTCTTGAAGCCCTGCTATTTGCTTTCCGGCGACTTCGATTCGCTCTCAGAGGGTTCAAGCATACTCATGCCGCATATGGTTCAGCGTAAAACTCACCATGAGCGAGCTGGCAATAGCTTTCTCTGGCTCGGATAGCATCATCCTTATCTGCGTAGGTTCCAAGGCAAATTTGTTTGCCGTTGGACTTAGTGAATGCTTTCCACTTCTTCTCTCGCTTGTTCCAGATAACACCCGGCACTCCCGACTTGTTATTTGCCTGAGTCTTGCGATTCATAGCGTTTTGAGAGGCGTTGCACTGACGAAGATTTGATGCTCGATTGTCGCTTCTGTTGCGGTTCTTGTGGTCCACCATGTCAGGCATGAACCCATACATATAAAGCCAAACCAGTCGATGAGCCCGATAATCATGACCGTCGATTGTTATGCGCCAGTAACCTTGCTCATCTTTCCATCCGGCTAAATCCCCTGGTTGTATTACATTTGTTTTCTCTGAAAGCCAATGAAATAAGCCTGTTTCAGGGGAGTAATCCAAAAGGCTTTTCAATTTACCTTGTGTCAGCATCACGCCTCCTATTTCAGGCAAATTCTGTTGATGTAGTCTTGCAGGTAGGTCACTTGGTTGGTGATGGTTGAGATTCCATTTCTGAGACGCCAATAATTCCGTTCAGCATCTGCTGTAAGGCTTGCGGTGGCATCATCGCCCACGCCGCTGGTGCCGGTGGCGGATTGTCTCTGGCAGGTGGCGTTGAGCTGCAGCCGGCGCTTGCCAGTAGCAACATCATCATGCAGCTGATCGATAGTCGCTTTAGCATCAACTAGCTCCTTTGTAAATTTTTCATCGAGTGCGGCCACATCACGCTGGCGCGTTTGCATGTTGGTGATGGTGTCTTTTGCCAGCTTGAGATTGCTTGATGCAGTGTCACGCTGTGACTTGTAGTCGAGGGCATTGCCACGGTAATAAAGCGCGAACGCTACTGAGGTAGCTAACAGCAGCAGGACGATCAGAATAAGCACTGTGAGGACTTTAGCCTTTGAGGTCATCGGCACTCTCCGCCAGGCACATCGTGCGCTCCATATCGCGACGGTTCATTAATCCCCGCCACTTCTGACCGCCAGCGTAGATCCATCGGCGAAGCTCTTCACATGCGCCATCAACGTCACCGACATTAAGGCGCTTAAGCAGCGTCGATTTAGAGAATGCGCTGGCGCCGACGTTATACGTGAAACTGTAAAGCGCGGCGTGCTGATATTCGCCCAGTGGAATTTTCACCATTCCGTCGACTGCTTTCTTAACTGGCTGCAGGTCATTCCATAGCAGGCGATCACATTCCCGGTCAGTGTACTTTTTGCCCCTGATGATGTCGGTACCGGTATGACCATCGCAGACTGTCCAGACGCCAGCTACGTCTTTGTAGGGTTCGTATACCCTGCCCTCTACCCCATCCTTTCCGCCGAGGAATACCGTAGCGATAGCCATAGCTCCGCCACCCGCGACAGCAATAAGCTTATTGCGCAGGCTGTTTGACATAGCCATAGGTTAATCCTCGTTGATGTCTGGTGCAGTGGGCCAGCGCTGAAGAGCCTTGATTTGGGCCAGCGTTGCCTTGCGCTTGTAGTACCAGTTGATGCCGAGCGTGAACAGCGCGACCAGGATACCGGCCAGCACGCCTACAGCACTCCATTCATCGGGACTCAGCCGGGTCAGCAGACCATTAGCGATTGTCCCGGCAGATGCGCCGTAAGCTGCGCCTGATGCCAGTTTGCTCATATCGATACTCATATCACCTCCGTGATTACGGGCGGTGCTGTAGGTAGTCAGAAGAAAAGATCGCCCGTTGCCACACAGGAAAAGGTGAGAGTCGAGGTTGATTGGCAGGGGCGAAAAACGAAAAAGGCACCGCAGAAGCAGTGCCTGTATGAAATTTTGATTAAACCGTTTGTGCCATCTGCCGATAATCCTGCTAACTAGACCCAGCGGGGATTAAATGTGGCAACTAAAAATGAAGGCATTTGCGGTCATTGCCGTAAAACCGTTTCGCCGATAGTGATCGAAGAAAACACTCTTCGTCGTGATAAATGCCAGTGCCCTGAATGTAAGCAGGATTTGTATGCTTGCCGTTCGCCAGGCTGTGATGATTATGCTAAGGGGAGCAAAGGCTATGATGAGGAGCTTTGCCCGGAATGCACGAAATCAATGGCAGAAGGCGCACGCGAATTAATGCGCCCGGCAGCGGCTGCTTTGATTATGGCCGGCACTGCTTATGCAATCGACAAATTGAACGAGAAAGAATAATCCTGTACTTCCCACAACGAAAAGCCCCTGTTTCACAACACGCGTTCATTGCAAAGCAATTTCACGTCAGGAGGCTTTTCTGTTGTGCAGACATGCAAAAAGCCCTCGCAGATGGTGAGTCCGGAGGGCGCTTTGACTATCACAAGTCAATGGAACTGACTGAATTAATTTATCGCGTTAAACAACAGCGCGCAACTTCAACTGTTGAGAATCATATCCCCAGCTTCCTGAAAAGTAAATAGCTCACGATAAAATAACGGGCGATTTTATGCCTGCACTTCCACTTACGCCCTGAAGGAAAACTAAATCATAAGAACTGATCATATATCAGTATTAATTTATAGGAATGTTCTGATAGATTGTTGTGACCGTAGCTACACCAACCTCACATTCAGGATGCCGTAAATTTATGAAAAAGATTGCAGCTCTTTTAATGCTCACCGCAGTATTTGCTTTCTCAAGCTCAGCTATGGCATGCCCTAAAGGCACGCATCCACACGGCGGAACCGGTTCTCACCATGCTGGCGGTACATGTTACTAATCCAGTAATTTAATAAAGTGCAAAGGTGCATGCTTTGAAAAAAACATTAGCAGTACTCTTCCTTGCTTTATCTCTGGGCTCAATTACACAAGCTTTTGCTGGCAACTGCCAACATGCAAACGATACTGCAGCAGATGGCTCTCGTTGTGGCGGACGTTCATCAGATTCACGTCCCGGCGGGAATTGATTAGAAATAACCCACCTCACGGTGGGTTATTTTCAGCCTGTAACGTTATTCAGTGAGGAGTTAGCCCATGATTCCTCAACTTCCAGCTTGCCGATAAGTTGGTCAAAGAATGGCTTTCCACTCCTATCCCACGTTGCGAGGCTGATGGCATCAGTAATTGCATTGATACTGCGAAACGCTTCTACAGCGGGAATCCGCTCATACCCACGCCCACAGCAACGCTTACAGTCGCCCATTACAGGTACGCCCTGCTCTTCAGTCAGCTTACGGTCTAACGCTCGTCCTCGACCGCTACAGTCACGGCATGACGACGACACTACGCCCTTTCCGCCGCACTGCTTACACAGTACCCGTATCGTGTCTTTTACGTTTCTGGCGTAGCCCCCTGATAGCGGCGACTTCATGGAGAACACGTCAGCATCAATGAACCCTTTCGCCTGGCAGCATTCGCAGGGTTTGATGCTGGCAGCGCTGCGGCAATAATCCATGTACGCATAAGTTGCGAGAGTTTGCATCACGGCTGCTTTAACATCAGGGTCTAGCTTGCGTAAGGCGGCAACCTTATCGCAGGTACTCAAGGCATATTCAGTTAATAACGATACGGCGCGTCGGGCGTCGTTATCGCTCACTCCAACTTTACCCATGAATGCAGCATAACCAAGCGGCGCTCGGCTCTGAGTCATTCCCATGGCAGCCATGTAGTCAGTGCCTGTTAGTGCATCTGAAGCCGTTGCAGGCGGCAGACCAGCAAAGCTCGCTGTTTTTGGGAAATGATATTTTACTGTTGCTTCAAGACTCATGGTGTTTAACTCCTCTGCTTGATTAGCTCTCTGGTTTTCTGCCGATAGCGTGCAGCCAGCTCCTGCAGCTCTTCCCGCGTCCACCTCGTCTGCTCAGGCGGACCCATAAGGCGATCGAAAGCAGCCTGCCCGATTTTCTTAATCAGGTTTGGCGTGTAGTTTTCGATGTTGCCGGAAAGGTGCTGATTGCAGGGTACGCATTGCTTATGGCAGTTGGTTTCTTCGTAGCGTGTAGCCGGTGAAGCGCCGCGAGTTCGATAGTGCCCGGCGTCATATTTTCCTTCGTGGAATCGTCCGCAGCTGATGCAAGGATCGGCGGCATCGCGAGTGCGGATATATTCGTTGAAGGCTGACTGAGCTTGCTTATGGAAGTGACTGAGGGGTTTTACTACTAACTTGCGGATTTTGGTGTGGCGCTTTTCCTGCTGAGCTTCATCTTTTCGCCGTCGTTCTGCTTCCTGTATCGCCTTATGCCGGTCCTTCTCTCTCTTTGCCAGTGCTATTACGGTTCCGCATTCTGGTGAGCACCACGTTTGATTTGAGAAAACCAGGTGAAACCATTCGCGACAATCCACGTTCTTACATCTTCGCCTGACTTTTCTCATCGTCCACTCCCATCAGTCCGTTCGGATCGTTTTCTACCCATGACTCTACGGAGGCAGCACAGCAATAAACTTCCTCCGTGGTGAGCCATGCTGGACAGCCAGCGCACCTGATAGCAGAGGTATCGCCAGGCGCAACGGATTGGGTAGTAGTCGAAGTACTCTGCATACTGGTTGTCCTCGTTACAGGTTTCGCAGTTAGCCCCGAAGTGATACTTGTCTTCTGAGGTGAGGATGGTGTGGCAGCGGCAGCAGCGTTCTTTCGTTGTCATTTTCAGCTCCACATTGGGTTTCGATACTGCTTTGATGGCTTTGGCTCTTCCCGGAACTCTGGAAGCAGTGCGCTCACCAGCCACAGACGTGGGTCTGCTGAAAGTGTCTTCTGAGTTTTGATATTGCGGGAGGCATAGCGGGAAAGGAGTTCAGTGGCGGTTTCGGTGTCTACAGGGTCATGAGTGAACCACGTTTTCATGGCGCCCCCTTACTGTTGAGAGCAGGCTATCCAGCATCGCCATGTTGTAGCTCCTTCCAAATCCAACGCTGACCATTCCCATGTGGTAATGGTAGTCGTGGTCAGTACTGCCGAACTGCTGGCGCTTAATCTTTTGGGTTTCTGTCATGTCGTGCAGAGCGACGGCCACGTTATTGCGCTTCGCTGAAGTCATTGCACAGGCACGGTCAGTGATTTCTTTTGAGGTGTGCCATTCGCCATCAGAAAGCACTTCGAAAATTGCTGTAGTTAATTTGCTCATGCTGTACTCCCGAATCTTCCGGCCCATTCAGCCGCCCGCGCTGACTCGTCGCTAAACCTGACGTTCTGCTCGGCACCGAAGGCATGGATTAAGGTGATTAAATCTCGCATCTCACTGACGCGCATTTTGCTTGTTGACTGGCCCAGCACCACAAAGCCGCCGTTAATACCCGGAACCGTCTCCTGCCCTTTCAGGCTGGCGCTGAAAATATGTTTCCAGCTCTCAGAATCGAGTTTCTTCCCATACCAGACCACCTGGTTCGATACGTCATGCAGGCAGGCCCAAAGCATGCGATTCTGCGCAAGGCTTCTGGTGTCCTCCTGGATGGTTACCTGCAGAGGCTTGTCGGGATTGGCGGGGAGTTGCTGGATGGCGCTGATGCAGTTCTGTCGGATATTGTCGCTCCTAAGCAGGAACGTTGCTTTCTCCATCGAGTTTGTCTCGCTTTAATGCGTCGCCCAGTACCTTGCGCATCACCGCCTGGTAGCAGGTGAAGTCATGGAACTTGCGGCCGTGGTTAATGACTTCCTGCAGGAGTGATTCGAACTCTTCATCTGGCAGGAGATAAGTTGATTTTTTGAGGGGGATTACGTTGTTCATTATTGCTCCTGTTTTCCACGGGCCAGCCATGAAGCCTGCCAGCAATTCCAGGCGCTTGCTGTTGCAGGGTCATCGTACTCGCCATCAAAAAAGATGAGGTCGAAGCCTTGTGAGTCCGCCCACCGTTCAAATTCGTCTTTTTTCAGCTCTTCGTCGTTTTTCATCGCCACCACCACTCAATACATAATTTGCCAACCCAAAAAGCACGCATCGGGCCGTCATGCCATAGTGAGAAGTATCCCCATTTTGATTTCTTATTCCAACTGACGCCTAACCACCATCCGCCATGTCTTCCGGGAATTGGTATCTTCATATCACTGCTCTCCGTTCTGATTGGTGGCCCGCTCCGGGATGATGCGGTAGGCGATGATGTCTCCTTGAGAGCCTGTATGACTCCAATCCCACCATTCTGCTATCTCATCCGAACCCTCGCGCCCATCGGTGAATTTAACTTCCACCAACGCACACCCCTCCACTGGACACTCTCCACCACCCCACTCAATCCACTCACCCTCACCCCGCTCCTGTTGCTCCAGTATAGGGAGTGCAATCTCAAGGGCTTCGCAGTAATACCCCTCCAGAATGCTCATGCCATTCGAGTTCAGGGAATCCAGTAACTGGCTGCACTTCTCAGCGGTTAACTTGTTCATTGGTGACTTCCAGTTGATTGCGGCGCAGTACATGTACACCCCAGCGGCCCACTCGGATTTCTTTGCGGAATCCGTGACGGATGGAGAATGGTGCCGGGTATAAATCGCGATTGATGATGTTCAGGCCGTAGCCGAAGATGCGGAACCAGAAAGAGCGTTTCGGTTTGCGCTGCCATGTGATGATTTTCAAAATCCACCTCCCCGTTTCTGACCTTTGGCTGGCTGCTGCTCATCTTCCGCATCAACCATCAGGTCATGCGCTTCACGCGCCAGCATGTCGATAGCGTTCAGGTGCGCCCGGAATTGCTCCGGCTTCAGGTCGCGCTTCTTCGCCAGGTCGATGATTGCCAGCTGAATATTGCGTGCCTGACGCATCAGCGGCTGTGTGATTACCAGTTGAGTTACCTGTGTCATGGCCTTACCTCGTAGTAGCGCTGCCAATTCTCTGAGTAAGCCCCGACAGCAATAAACACATGTGCAACTTCAAGACTGAAATCTATCAAGCGCTGCACCTTGTCGACGGTCGAGACATTGTCCTTCCAGGTGCTGTCGCCGTTGGCGTACATCTCAATTACCACGTAGTCCATCGTGTCGACATTCATGCTGCACCCCGTGAGCGGTATGAATCCCAGGTGAAAGCGAGTGTGCAGCCGCCGCCATCGTTCATGCGGTCGATTACGCGCTCACCGATGAAGGCCGTCAGCTCTTCCAGCGGCAGGTTGCTGATGAGAATCGTTGGTTTCATCTGCTCGTAGCGGGTGTTGATCACCTCAAACAGAATCAACTTTTCCGCCTCACTTCCGAACTGGACGCCCACCTCATCGATGATTAGCAGGTCAGGATCGGTGTATGCGCTGATGACCTCGTACTCAGTGCGCTCGGCGTTCTTACCCCATGTCGATTTAAAAGCGCGGGCGACACGCAAGGCAGTGGTGAACATGGATGACTGCTGATGCTCGTTGATGACATGCTTAGCGATAGCCAGGGCAAGATGGTTCTTGCCGGTGCCGGGTTTGCCGCACATGACCATGCCGCCACCCTGCTTGCGGCGATCTGCCCATTTGGCTGCGTAGGCTTTGCACAGCTTCAGGCATCGGGCAGCGTCCTGATTCGTCGGCTCGTAATTATCCAGCGTGGAGTGTGCAAAGCGCTGAGGAAGGTTCAGATTTCCCATCAGCCGCATGATTTCGCTTTCCCGGCGGCGGCGTGCAAAGCTGTCTTCATCGCTTTTTAGCCGGGCCAGTTTCTCTTCCAGGCATTTCTTGCATTCGCTCTTGGTCACCATCTCTTTGCCGCCAAAGCCAATACTCATTTTCCTGCAGCGCTGTTCGAACGCGCCGTGTTTGTCACATACAGCCTGAATAAATTCGAACACGGTGTTTTCGATCTGCTTTGGTGGCGCATCCAGCTCTTCAATCTGACGCTGGACCTTTGCGATCTTCTCGCGGGTATCGCTGGCAATCTGGTTTTCGTAGCTCATGTGTTACTCCTGCGCCCAGGAAGGCATTTGAGTTTGACCGTAATCTTTCTCGTTAAACCGCTCAGCAACAGCTCTCGCTGGTCCAGTTTTCTGGCGTGCCGGGGCTTTGGCCTGCTTAGGTTCAAACAGTCCGGTCCAGCCGTTAGCGATGCTGTTGTTGATGACCTCTTCAGGCGAATGACCATTCGCATGACACCGGCTTAGCAGGTTGAGCGCCTGAGTGACGGTCTGCCTGGATTTGATTGCCTGCTTGATATCCCTGCGATATGAGACCCATGAAACCCACAGCTCTGCAGAAACGCATTCGGGCAATACGACGTCCATCGGATCGAAGGTTTTTGCTTTTGGCTTTTCAGTCGGTTTCACTTTTTCAGGCTGGGGGACTATAGGGGGTTTATTAATATTGTCTTTTTTGTCTTTTGAATAATGTCTTTTGTGTGTCTCTAATTTCGAGACATCCAAAGTCTCTAACTTGGAGACATTTGAAGTCTCTGACTTAGAGACAAAGTTGCTAACTTGGAGACACTTGCTGAATTGCCACGCTGACACCTCCTTGTTAACACCGATTTGACTCCCTTCGACTATCAGACACTTCATAGAAATCAGTTCCTTCTTGGCCTTGTTCACGTTCTGCCGTGACAGGCCGGTAAGCTGAGCAATTTGCTCATCTGCGATGCGATCTGATTTCTTGTTGAAGCCGTATGTCTTACGAATGTAAGCCAGCATGAGCTTCAACTGACGAGCTGTTAAATCGGCGCTTGCGATAGCCTCCAGTAGTTCGTTAGCGATTCTGGTAAACCCATTATCGGTATCGACCACACGGCGCTCCACAGCCTCTGTATCAGGCCTGATTGGTGAAACGTTGTCGTAAGCGAGATTACTCATAAAGCACCTCGCCACTGTTTACATATCCAGTTCTTCCTGGCATACTTTTCTCCAGTTATTTGTGTTCGCAAATATCTATCAGGCCTCTAGCGTTCCAGCGCTCGGGGCCTTTTCTTTTCCCATCGCAGCTGCAACCGCTTGCCGGGCTACTTCTGCAATCAGGCTCGTTTCCCACACCTTCTCCAGCAGCACGAAAACCGTCGCCATATCGCGCAGGTTTAAGCGGCTTACCTTCGATTCATGCCATCCGGCTTCATCAGCCAGAACGCGCTGGCCTTTGTGAGTCAGGCGGCTGCGTAATTCTGTTTCTACTTCGTTGATCAACTTGCTATTTCTTGCGTGTTCCATGATTGATAATTTCCATGTAGGTAAATGATTGCGTGACATTGCGGTGAGCAAGTCACTTGAGTTTTGCTCCGACATTTCGGTGGGAGCGGCTTCAGAGTTTTAAAGAGCGGTGGTACTTAAGCGGCCGTAGCGCGCTGTGGTGCAAAGACTAAGCTTTCCTTCTTCACCGGCTTGTAATCGGTGAATTTCCTTGTGGCTTCCTCAATTGCCTGGGCCTTACCTGGTGATGCTCGGCGGAATCCATATGCAATTTGGTCGAGGTAGCCAACAGATGTTTTCGCTAGTACAGCAAGGCTTACCCAGTCTTCAGCTGAAGACTCCTTGCGCCAGCGGAGCAATTCATTACCCATTGGTGCCTCCTGTTTAACTTCAAGGTTAATTTTAGCGTTATGCTAAATAACTAACAAGCAATATTTAGCAAAATGCATATTTATCGAATTGCTAAATAGTGTGAGAATCAGGCCATGGAAAATAAAAGCGTCAGAAAAACCAATCTCAACAACCTCCTGAAGAGGCATCTTGAGAGAGATGGCAATACAAAGGCTGGATTTGCAGAGCTTTTGGGCATCAGTGCGTCCCAATTTAGTCAGCTGCTTGGGGAAAATAGCGTTAGGAACATCGGGGATAAGATGGCCAGGAAAATTGAAGTGGCTTTAAAGCTGCCTAATGCTTGGCTTGACTCCCTTCATGAAGAACAACCACAGGTTGACGCTAACGTTTCCAACCCTCGGGATTACAAGCCTACTGCGCGCTACCCCGTTCTAAGCAAGGTTCAGGCTGGCGCTTGGGATGAAGCCTGTGAACCCTATACGATTAAGGATGTCGATATGTGGCTTGAATCTGACGCACATACGCAGGGAGATGCTTTCTGGTTGCAGGTGGAAGGCGACTCGATGACTGCCCCGATTGGTATGAGCATTCCCGCAGGAACATACGTTCTGTTTGATACAGGGCGTGAAGCGGTGAATGGCAGTCTAGTCGTAGCAAAGCTGACTGACGACAACGAAGCCACCTTTAAGAAGCTAATCATTGATGGCAGTCAGAAGTACCTGAAGGGACTAAACCCGCAGTGGCCTATGGTGCCTGTCAACGGTAACTGTAAGGTGATGGGTGTGGCAATTGAGACAAAGATGCGTCTGGTTTAATGCTCGGTAGCAGGAATACGTTGTAGCTAAGGATATGGCATGTCAGTTTTTGCGAAAATATCGATACCGATGTTCTGCATTGCGTTCGCAATGTTCTACTTGGCCCATAAGAAGCGGAACAAAAATTACCTTATCCCGAGCTTTGCTCTGTTAGCGGCTGCAGTAGTCAATTTTGTGATAGCGATCACTACAGGTTAATGGCCGGAAGAGACGTTTGGGTGAGGTGGGTAGCTAAACGTGCTGTCATTCATGAATTATTAGCACGAAATGCCATCCTTCCATGATGGCGGCAAAGTTCGTTACAATATACTATATGCAGTGTGATGGACTTGGGGTATTATAATACCTGTACATCCATACAGCTCGCTCTGGAAGCCTCTGCTTTTGGAGATACTTTTTTTCACCCAAATTTTATTGAAGGAGGCATGTCATGGCTTACTCTGCAATAGCGGTTGCTAATGCCTTCATTGAAAAGGCGAAGTTGCGGGGCATTACAAATTTGACGCCTATGAAGCTTCAAAAGCTCGTTTTTTATGCTCATTCTTGGTGTTTGGTAATGACCAACAAACCACTGGTTAAGGACAAAGTTTTTGCTTGGCCTTATGGCCCAGTTATTGAGTCTATTTATCATGAGTTTAAGGGGAATGGGTCAAACAACATAACCAGTCTTGGAACTGAGTTTGTTTGGGATAACGATCCTAAAGCCACGGTTTTAGCTAAATATGTAGCTCCTATAGTTCCTGACTCTGATGAAGAAGCTTCTTCAATAATTGATGCGATACTTGACGTCTATGGTAATGAAACCGCTATTTCTTTATCAAACCTAACCCACCGCCCGGGATCTGCTTGGGCTGAGACTCAAGAGTTTCACGGCAGTGGCTCTGTTAGAAACTATGCAATTCCAAATGAGGTCATTAAGGAATGCACAGCTAAGGAACTGGGATTAGGTGATTGATCCTAACTCCCCTCTTTCAGTTAAGAAGCCTCAACTAGAATCGCTAGCTCAACTTGCACGAAAAAAAGTTGAGTTAGCGAAAGACGCCGTTCCTGATTCGAAAGCATCAAAAGAACAGCAGATGATTGAAGGCGAGCGAGGGGCAGAAGAAGTTGCTTATGACGAACTCAAAACAACTGTAGAGCAGCTGACTAAAGCTGTTGAAAGGATTGACACAAGGTCTGGCGACCTCAAGAATGACCACCTTGAGCAATTGCTTGACATGCGCGAAACTTACGCAAAAAAAGCCTACCGTTTTGTGTGGCTTTGGTCGGTAACCCTCATAGTAATTTTAGTACTTCAAGGCTCTAAAGCACCTGAGGTAAGCGTATGGTTCATAAAGATTAAATCTGCTAATTTCGAACTGGATCCAAAAGTTCTTATTGCACTTATAACAGGAGTGACAGTAAATATTGTTGCCGTTTTTATAGTTGTAATGAGAAACCTTTTCCCTTCTGATGTAAAAGAATCTTCTAAAGACAGTAAGACTGATGCCAAAGAATGACTATTTGATCACTTCATTGTTTTCCTTCACCCGATAATACCCCCCCGATATCCCACTATGCAGCATCCCTCAGCACACCCTTCCCAATAACGTTCGTGTCCTTTTCACGCATATCTTCCAGCTTCTCCGACAACACATACTCCGTCAGCCTCACGTTATTGAATCGCATCTCCAACACAGCCCTGCCAACGGCGTGAAGAATCATAGCTACCCTATCCTGATCCAGTTACATACCCTAGCCCTGAGCAATCATTGACCACCAACAAGCCCGCCACTGAACGGGCTTTTTTGTACCTGCAGATCCCACTTCTAAAAAATAAATCTCTTTCTAAATCATTTAGCTAAATCCTCCGCTCAAGTTATTTAGCATTTTGCTATTGCCAATCATTTAGCATAACGCTAAATTAAACCCCATCAGCAGGACGCACTAACCAACAGGATGTTGGGTCGCTCTTTAACATTGATGGAGTTTGTCTCCGCCGAAATGCGGGGAACCAAAGTGAAGTTGGCTTTGGGATTGGATGAATGCGCAGGCATGGCTGGGGATAAGAAGTGGGTACCCGGCGTCGGCTGAGGTCGCGGGATAACAAATCCGTCTTGAACGGTGGCAAAACCAGCGCACGTGAACGGCGAGGAGCACCGGCCATCCAATCACCTAAGCCAATTACCGGAGGTACACATGACAATCGTAATGACCATTCTGGCCTCTGATAACGCCAGAAATCGCCGCAGGGCAAAACGTGCAGCTGAGCGTGAGCGGGTTGCAGAGCAGCAGCATATCAGCCGCATCGAGAAAGCAATTAACTCCCCATCTTTGCGTGAGAAGCGTGAAGAAGTAGCTCTGCGCATCAGCACCAAATACCAGAAGGTCAGTAACGAAGCTGGCCGCCAAATTCACGCCATTCAAAAAATACGTGGCAAGTCGACCCCATTAATTTAAAGAGCCTATTATCTATAGACGCACTTATTAAGTGATGATAATAATCTTTAACCATCATTAAATGAGGTTAGGCAATGGAAGGTCACCATTTTGAACGTTTAAAAGAACATATTTTAAGCCTCTCAGTTTCAGACAGCTTTGCTTTGGCATGTAATGAGTGGGAACTTGACACCATTGAGTTGTCTGAGGAATGGGATAACTGCCCCTGCGGACAGGATATAAAAGAGCACTGTTATATAAGAAATAAAATAAACAACAACACCACTTACGTTGGAAATCAATGCATTAAGCGCTTCATGAACAAAAATGAAGATAGTTTGTTTGATGGACTAAAACGCATTAAAGACGACCTTAAGGCAAACGCAAACCAAGCCGTGATTGATTATGCTTATAAAAAGGGGTTTATATATGATGAGAAAGAATATGATTTTTTAGTTTCAACCAAAAACAAAAGAAAACTTACCCCGGGCCAGATTGGCTGGAAAGAGAAGGTTAATAGACGAATATTGAACGGCACAGTAGTAAAGAGAAGAACTTTAAGATGAGCAACCCGCTTCGGCGGGTTTTTTATTGCCCGTTATAACCATTGAGTGAAACCGCAAGCCCTAGAAAAGTCATTTCATCCTTTTGGCCTTCACATCGCGGGCCATTTTTTTGCCCCCAACCTAACCAATAGCAAGGAACCCACGATGAAATATGCCATCGCGGGCGGCACCATCGTGGGCGCTGCTCAGCTAAATGAATCACTGCTCGACACTATTACCCGCCGCCTCCGCACTGCCTGGCGCAATCTTATCAACACTCTGAATCAAAGAGGCCAACCATGAACGCTCCGGCATCAGCACAGCAGTATAAGAAGCAGCAGAGCGAGTTAGAGCGCCAGCGCGAGATGCTGGAGAAGTCGAAGGATTTCACCTTCATCAACCTGATGCTGAGAAGCCTCGGCATGGGAGAGCGGAAATGAGACTAAATAGAACCGCACGTAACGAAGTGCAGAGTATCGCTGACAGCCTCCCTGATAGCGAGCTGGAGCGCATTGCGGCAGAAGTTGATGCGCAGATGAACCGGCACAAAACAAACCCGCTAATGCCTGCTCTGTGCGCCTTCCTTACGAAGCACTATGACTACCCTGCCATTGAGATGTTTGATGAAGACGATGAGCAGCACGAGCTGGCTGAGGCCTTTTTACGTGAGGCTATGGTCCGGGTTGCGCGGCGTGAATTGGCGATCGGGATTTACAGCAACATGCACGGAAATCAGGAGGCGGCGTAATGCAGCCAGGCATCTACTACGACATCAGCAACGAGGACTATCACGGCGGACCGGGCATCAGTAAGTCGCAACTGGATGACGTCGCCATTAATCCGGCCATATTCCAGTGGCGTAAGCATGCGCCGGAAGACGCTGAGAAAAAAGCCGCGCTGGATATGGGAACGGCACTGCACTGCCTGTTGCTGGAGCCTGAAGAGTTCGACAAGCGATTCATCGTGGCTCCGCCATTTAACCGCCGCACTAATGACGGTAAGGCCGACGAACAAATATTCCTGAATGACTGCGAAAGCTCAGGTATGACGGTGATGGATGCGGAGCAGGGCCGGAAGCTTCAGCTGATGCGCGCCAGCGCCCTCGCCCACCCAGCTGCCCGCTGGCTGCTTGAAGCTGAAGGTCATCAGGAAGCATCAATCTTCTGGAACGACGAGCAGACCGGCGAGCTTTGCCGGATCCGCCCGGACAAATTCCTGTCAGGACAGCCCGTCATTGTCGACGTGAAGAAAGTGGCCGATATGTCCCGCTTCGCCCGCCACGTTGAAGAGTTCCGCTATCACGTTCAGGACGCCTATTACCGCGAAGGCTTCAGTAAGCACTTCGGTGAGTATCCGCTTTTCGTTTTCATAGCCGTCAGTGAGTCGATCGACTGTGGCCGATATCCGGTGCGCACCTTCCAGCTGCAGGAAGACGATGTTGCCGTGGGCTACGACCTTTTCCGCCGCAATCTTGAGACCTATCACGAATGCATGCTGTCCGGTAGCTGGGGCGGCATTGAAGAAATTACACGCCCTGACTGGGCTAAGAGAAAGGATTACGCATGAGCAAAGACATCATCACCGCGCCGGTCAATGAGGCTGACACCAAAGCGGCAATCTTCAGCCCGAGCGGATTACAGAAGTTGCAGGCATTTGCAGAGGTAATGGCGCAGGGTAAGGCAACCGTACCCGCTCACCTGTCCGGAAAGCCTGCTGATTGTCTGGCGATTGCGCTACAGGCCGCTCAGTGGGGCATGAACCCTTACGCCGTGGCGCAGAAAACGCATCTGGTTAATGGCACGCTGGGATATGAAGCTCAGCTGGTCAACGCTGTAATCACCAGCTCTACAGCTGTGCAGGGGCGATTTAAATACGAATACGGCGGCGACTGGGTGAAGTTTAAGCCAGGTGCAGCCAACGCATCGAATGAGCGCGGCCTGAATGTGCGGGTCGGCGCAGTGTTGAAGGGTGAAACGGAAATCACCTGGGGTGAACCGCTTTACATGGAGTACGTCACCACGCGCAATTCTCCCCTCTGGAAGACGGCACCAAAGCAGCAGCTGGCATACTTGGCTGTTAAATACTGGGCGCGCCTCTACTGCCCTGACGTAATCCTCGGCGTCTATACGCCTGACGAGTTTGAGCCAGCGCAGCGAGCGGAACGCGATGTTACCCCGGCGCGCAGTCGCGCTGACCTGAACAGCCTGATTAACAGCAAGCCTGAAACACAGCAGCCTGAGCGCGAAATTAACCCGGCGACGAATACCAGTGCAGCAGCGCGCACGCCGGATGAGCTGCTGGCCGATTTCACCACCGCAGCCGCAGAGGCTGAAAACGTTGCGGGGCTTGACCGCTGCTACAAATACGCGGCGCGCATGCTGGCAAGCGAGGCTGAAACGCTTGAAAAGGCCACCGATGTTTATCTGCTTCGTAAGGCAGAAATCGAAGAGGCACTCAGCAAATAACAGGAGGCAACATGGAATCACCTGAATACCGGCGTCGCGGCAATCAGTTAACTCTTGGCCGCCGCTGGTCACCCGATGAAATAGTCCTTCTGAAAGAACTCGCCGCAATGATCCCACCCAAACTTATAGCCCGGCAACTTAACCGCTCATACGAATCCATTCGCCAGCGAGCCAGTCGCAGCCGGATACGTTTTCTGGAGGAGCGCAGCAAAGCTAACGGTGGTACTAAGCCAAATTTATGACACAAATACACTGTACGTATAACCAGTATTTTGCTGGTCATCATCAGGTGCTGAGAGTATGGTGACTGAGTGAATTCACAGCCTAACTCACTCAACTGAAAGAGGATTTACTATGTCTCATACCGATCAAGAATTCGAAGACCTGCAAGACCTCAATACCCTGTATCGTTCTGCGATTCTGGACACCACAGAAGCTGTCGGCTGGGGTATCGAAATCCTTACCAAAGTTGTAGCGGCAAGCAATGCTGGCGCGCTGGGTTCATTCTCTGCGGACGATCAGTATCAGGCTAAGCAGACCCTGATGTATCTGAAAGAGCGGAAAGACAACAACGCTATGTTCCGCAAGCCTGGCGACCCAGCGCCGCGTACTTTTCAGCAGTACGAACACCCGTAACAGTTAACTGACTCTTTTCAGGCCGATTTTAATCGGCCTTTTTAACCTCATTGAATTTTCTGATTTAAAATTTTAAAAGGATGCCAAATATGGCCACTGCAACTGACCTGGCGCAACAGGCGATCGATAACATCAACGCACTTAAAGCGCTGGCTGAAAAAACTAGTGAAATCCCGGCTGATGTTCAGGCCCAGCTGGACGACTATGCCAATCAGGTCGATAAACTGACCAGGCAGTTAGGCAGCGAGCAAGAGACCCGTGAGGGTTATCGCGTCAATATTCTGATTGATGCAGAGGAAATTGGCCTTGCTCTCGAAATCATGAACAAGATTGAGGCTGGCCTGGGCGATAACAGCATTCCTCAAATGCATCCTACTTTACGACGCCAGCTTACTGAAACTCTGGGCTATGTTACGAATCGGCAGAAAGAACTGCTTGTTTTCCGTAAAGAAGGTGACTCGGAACCTCGTTCGTATGAAGAGTACCGAAAAGGAATTTAATCCTTTTCAATTTCTTGCAAACAGCCGCCTTCGGGCGGTTTTTAATGTAATGTACTGAACCATTCATTCGACATATGTAAAAAATTGAACTTCTTTTTAGAATTGCCGATTATGCTTAGGTATTAACTCACCTGTTTTTTTTGAAAAGGGAACTCTGGAATGACTAAGGCTGCTAAGCAAATCGACAAACAAGAAGAAGACATCGGACAGTTTAATGAATTTCCAGTTTGCGGAATTATTATGCCTATTGCTGACACGGAAGGTTATCCTAGTGGTCACTGGCAAGATGTTTATTCCATCCTCAAAGAATCAGCTATTAACGCCAACTTTCACCCAAACTTAGTGAGCTTTGATAACGATATTGGTGTCATTCAAAAGCGCATCATCCAGAACATTTATTCGAATCCTATAGTAGTTTGCGATATCAGCAGCAGAAATGCTAATGTAATGTTTGAACTAGGTATGCGACTTGCTTTTGATAAGCCAACAATCATTGTTAAAGATGAAGAAACTCCTTATAGCTTTGACATATCATCAATAGAGCACCTAAATTATCCTACAGATCTTAGATATAAATCCATCAATGAGTTTAAGGATAAACTTACTGAGAAAATTAAAAAAACTCATCAGAGATCTCTCGATGACCCCAGCTATTCAACCTTCCTCAGAAGTTATGGCTCATTTGAGATTGTTGACATAAAAGAAGTTGAAGTTCCTGAATCTAAATATATCATATCCCAAATCAACGAAATTAAATCACTTTTAATAAGCAATGCAACTCAAACTAGATTGAATGATAGCAACTCAGAAAAATCAATAAAATCAAGAAACTATAGAATGAAGTTGAGCGATAATGGATTAGAATCCTTGAGTACACCTTACTTTTTACAAGACCTGTTGAAAAATACTGGGGTATTAGTTACCTCTGTGAATGTTAAAGATAACTTTGCTGAAGTTGAATTATTTAGTGAAGATGGAATGCTTCCTCCTATACCATGGCTTTTAAATAAAATAAACAATCCAAAATCTTCCGACTGAATTATCAAAAATCAAACACCCTCACTTAATTAAACTGAGGGTGCTGCAATTAACAAAATTAAAATGTAGCCAATCCTGCAAAAAATGGTCAACCTGCACACACCACAAAACCAATAAGAAATTAGGCTTATTTTTCAGATAGCCAACACGAAAATTTATTTAAAAAAAACCGATAAAAACGCCCTCACTTTCATCAGCAAACGCACATCCATACAATATATTAATTTGCGCATGTAGGTAGATACTTACAATTAAATATCCCAGCAATAGAAGTGAGCATCGTGACGCACGAACATAAAACTTAAAGGTAAAATCGTTAATATTTATGGTGCCGATTTAATTTGTCTTCAATTCTAATTTGACCACCCTATTCACTATCGCGCTCTGCGTGAGGAGTTGTTATGTCTGAAATAAATAGTGAGGTGCCATGAATGAGCTGGCTCTTTTCGGAGGCGCTGGCGGAGGAATACTCGGCGGGCACCTCCTTGGATGGCGAACAGTTTGCGCCGTTGAACGTGACGCCTACGCAGCACAGGTTCTGGCGCAACGACAAAATGATGGAATTCTCCGACCTTTCCCGATTTGGTCTGACGTGTGCAGTTTTGACGGAAAGCCGTGGCAGGGAATTGTTGACGTCGTTTCTGGAGGGTTTCCCTGTCAGGACATTTCAGCAGCAGGCTCCGGAGCAGGAATATCCGGAGAGCGATCCGGACTATGGAAACAGATGGCAAGAATTATCGATGAGGTTCGACCTCACTACGTCCTCTTGGAAAACTCACCTCTGCTTGTGGGAAGAGGACTTGCCGTGGTCCTTGGTGATATTGCCTCGCTGGGGCTCGATGCGGAATGGTGTTGTATTTCAGCATCAGAGTGCGGAGCGTCCCATAACCGCGACAGAATCTGGCTTGTTGCCTACCCCCAGGGCCAGCATGGGCGGGCATGGAATAGCATGGTGTCGGGCGAGGACTGGCGATCACAGGCACAACCTCGAGGATTATCTAGCCTGGAAGCACCTGGAGGCTGGCGGGGAAGAAACGCCTGGCCTGAACGCCTGCCCCGATTATGTCGAGTGGCTGATGATGTGGCCTATGGGGTGGACAGACTTAAAGCCCTTGGCAATGGACAAGTTCCACGAGTGGCAGCAACTGCATTCAACATCCTGAGCAGCAAGACATGAACACCATCCTCGACATCTCCCCCGGCGAGTTCACCTTGTGGCTCGCCTTTTTTATTAGCATCGTACTGGTCTGGAACTGGCCGCCTAAGGAGTAGATATGGAAAACGTTGTTCAGCTGATGCCGAGTAAGTGGGTATCTGAAGCAGTACTGATGACGATCACCGGCATGAAGAAAAACACCATCAAGACTGCCCGTGAGGTGTCATGGATGGAGGGGCGTGAGTATAAGCACGTTTCCCCCGATGGTGCGCCGCGTGATAACAGCATGTGCTTTTATGACTGGAAGGCGATCGAGAGGTGGATTGATAACCAGCCGGCAGCGATTGCCAGGAAGAAATCTGCTTAAATGCAGATCCATTTCAACAGGAGAAGGCATATGTCTGGATATCCGACAGGAGTGGCTCCCAACAAGAACCACCTCCGAATCTGGTTCATGTATGAGGGGCAAAGACGGTGGGAGGCGATCGGAGTTCTCGACACACCCAAAAACAGGAAAATGGCCGGCGAGCTGCGTAGCAACATCGTCTACCGCATTAAGACAGGGACGTTTGATTACCGGAGTGAGTTTCCCGACTCACCACTTTTTAAGAACGAGGTAGGTTCTTCGAAGTCGGTGGCTATCAGGGAGGTGGCAGATTTGTGGCTCAAGCTCAAAAAGCCCGACTGGGCCAACAGCTCGTATGTCACGACAGAGCGTCGCGTCAGGGTGACGCTGGATATCATCGGCAACGGAAAGGACATCCGGTCAGTCATGCAGAAAGATATCCTCAATCTCCGTATTGAGCTTCTGAATGGCAGCTACTTTACCGGCAGGAAGATGAATATCGAAAAGAAAGGCAGGACAGCGGCCACGGTAAACTCCAGCATGGCAGACCTGAAAGCGATCTTCGCCTTTGCTCATGGCAACGGGTATATAGAGGCAAATCCGATGACGGGCATCAAGCCTCTGAAGAAGTCTAATAAGAGGCCGGACCCAATTACGCGGGAAGAGTACCCTCGCCTCATCGCGGCATGCTCAACACGCCAGACGGCAAATATGTGGTCGCTCGCCATCCTGACGGGATTACGCCACGGAGAAATATGCGCGCTGGCGTGGGAGGATGTTGACCTTGAAGCGAAGAAGCTGAGCGTCAGCCGCAACCTGACACCGCAGGGATTATTCACGCCGCCGAAGACGGAAGCCGGAAACCGTGTCATATGTCTGATAGAAGCAGCCGTTGATATTCTACGTGATCAAAGGGAGATGACCCGGATGTACCCTCAGACCTCATTCACCTTTCATACCAGGGAGTATGGCGAGCGCATTGAGGAACAGAAGACATTCGTGTTTAATCCCTGCGTTAACGCAGTCAACGGCAGGTCGGGAGCCTATTACTCAACTGAGTCTCTCGGGCAGATATGGACCGGCGCACTGAGGCGTGCAGGCCTTCGCCATCGGAAAGCATATCAGTCACGTCATACGTTCGCGTGCTGGGCTCTTTCAGCAGGCGCAAACCCGAACTACGTTGCATCGCAAATGGGTCACTCCGATGCGCAGATGGTGTACCGGGTTTATGGCGCCTGGATGTCAGAAAACAATACCGACCAGCTATCACTCATCAACACGAAAATGAGCGATCTTGTGCTACATACGTGCTCCACAAAAGTGGCAGTATGATAAACCTCAACAGCTTCAGACAGTTACCCGCCTAAACCTGCATATTCATAATTTCGCTATACGCCGACACCAGCTTGTTCCTGACCTGAATCCCCATCTGCATTGAGATTGAAGACTTCTGCAGATCGACCATCACATCATTCAGG